ATGTAGGGAGGGGGTGTAATTTTCACGACCCCCTCCCCTATGTTTAATCGCAGTCCTTAGGCCGGAACAGCCTCTTTTTCTTTTGTTTGCGCAACGATTTTCTGAGAATCAGAGCTTTCATTTTCGCTTTTTACTTTCTTGTAAATATGAAAGAAATCGCAATCAATAATTGAATCAATTGCTTTCTCAATCGAAGCGCTTTGTTCTTCATCAGTCAATTCATCTTTGTTTCCAGAAACACGAGCAAGCAAAGCACATGAATTGTAACCATGAGTAACATCCCAAAGCCACCATTTAGTGAAGTCATCAAATGGATTGTAAGGATTGTCAAATGTAGTCAACATACATTGAGCCATAGTAACTTCACCTCCTATCACAGGTACTTGGCTACGGTAGACGGAGAAATGCCAAGACTTTCTGCAATCTGAGCATTCGTGTAACCAGCAGCAGCGCGAGACTTAATCAGTGCCTTCTTTGCGGAACTCAATTCGTTAGTGGAACGAGGTGTCGCACGAGCACGCAGATTGTCAACATCGGTATTATCCAGAATCTTAGACAACACGGTGTCACTGATTGCGCCGGCCTGAATAGCTTGCCATTCCTTATCGCTGATGATAATGGGTGTGCGCTTAGCGCCAACCTCAGTGCGGGCCGACACAATGGCCTGCTGAGACACTTTTTTCAGCATCTTCTTATCGTTGACAAGTCCAGGGTCCTGGTCCATCTTCTCCTTGATTCGGGTGTTGGCAAGGGCTTGTGCCTGACGTTCACGGGGCTTATTGGCCTCAGCTAGGTTGAGGGCTGCATTCAGGCGCTTGACCTCGGGTTCATAGGCCTTCTTGGCTGCGGCATCGTACTTGAGCTTCCCGGTGGCCTTCATTTCCTTACGGGCGGCATTAGCCATGCTCTTGAGGTAGTTGGCATAGTCAGCATAGGCCAGCTCGGCAGGGGCACGGTAATCAGATACCAGAGAGTATGCATCGTCAGTTTCCGCCATTTTGGTAGACTTCTGTGTACGCATCTTCTGCTTAGTGACTACCTCGCCTGTCTTTTTATTGGTACGGGAGGTCTCATAGTACAGGTCATCCGCGGTGCTGTAAATCTTTTTACCCTCGGGCTGACTCGGGTCATAGGCATCCTTACCCTTAACTTTTACACCAGGAACATTGATGTATCCACTACCCTGCCGCTTCGGGACAGACTGCTCGCTCTTAGCCTTGGTAAGCAAAGTAGATGCGCCTTCGTGGTACTGACCATTCTCGTCGTACTGACCCTGGTACTTTCGCTTAAGCTGAGCAATGCCGTTGTCAACCTCGGACTGCTTGAAGTCCAGCTTGTGCTTCTCGGCATCAATGACAACCATCGAATGGCGAACTGCACGGGCAAGTTCACTAGTAGTCGCACCTTTCAGCGTCATGTCCATAATCAGATTCGAGACAACGCCCATTTGCTTCTGAGTATTAGCCTTCGTCATAACCTGGACATGATTCGGATTGCCTTCAGGAATCTTGTATTCCAGTTTCGGGTCAAAGCCTTTCAATCCATCCAGCTCAGGAGTCGAGGTAATCTTGATCTTGTTCTTGCCATTCGTGGGAATGACCATGACAGTATCGCCATCAAAGTCGGCACCAGACAAGCGCTCAGCAACCTTGGCATTGATGCCAACAGCATCCTTCGGGTTCGTACCGAGAACGCGCTTGCCCTCGGCAATCTTATTGTTGACCTTCAGAATCGGAATCTCGAACGTACCACCATGAGGGTAACGAATCAGAGCCACTGTCTCGCCATCGACGTAGTTAGGGGCATAGATTTCCGTATCCTTAACAGATGTCAAAGGAAGAATAACCTGGTACTTCTGTCTCGGAAGGGCTGCTGCTTTCAGGGTAACAGATGCTTTATCACAACCATCAGCAAAATCTTCAAGCAACTTCCGCTTGACAGTAGGATTGGTCAGAGAGCAAAGCTCATCGAACTCGACCTTACGGTCTTCCTTGGAGAGGTTCAACTGACGCTTAATCAGTGTGATTGACTGCTTTGCCAGGAACTGAGACGGAACTTTGTCAGCCCATTCGCCCCAGTCACCTTCTTCAGCACGCTTGTTAATAAGACCGAGATGCTCTTTGCCTTTATCATCAGTATAGTAATACTGACCGCCCTTTTCCTTAATGAGCGAACCGAACGGATTATCACGGTCGATTTCTCCGGTGCTCGTAGTTTTCAGGGGCTTCAGAACTTTCTCCAACGGTGTGCCAACAGACTTATTAGTGTTGAAACGAACATCGATACCCTTGGGAAGGTCGTCTGAATAGACTGCCATGCCTTTAAGGTAATGCGTACCATCAACCATGATGCGAACCTGGGCATAATTCGAATCGCCCAAATCAAGATCTTTGCATCCACGCCGGAGTTCAATCACGCCATCCTTATTGATGCCGCCCTGTTCTGCATAATTGATAGACAAGCGCTTAGAATCAAGGCTCGAAGGATACTCGAATGGTTTATGAAATGTATCGCCGTTATCATATGAAATGGCGTAGTCGCCGACGGAATGAATCTTACTGGTATCGTAAATATCTTTGTATTCCGTACCCGGAGGTGTAAGCACCTTCAAAGTAGTCTTCTGATTCGGATTGGTGACCTGCGGGATTCGCCGATTATAAGTGAGATACCCTTCCATTTCGAGAATATAAAGGGCCTGGTCGAATTTGTTTCGGGACACACCAAGTTCGCGTTCGGCTCCAGCACCGACATCCAAATATCCTTTGGTGTCGATAAGCTCTTTCAGCTTCTCCGCAGTAGCCGAGGATTGCTTCATTCGCTCCTCTGCCAGAGGATTCAGCAACGACCGCACAGAAGAATCATTGTTGAATCCCATAATTTCAGCAATCTCATTAAGAGACTTACCTTCTTCGCGAAGCTTCTTGGCCTTGGACACCTGTTGCATACGCCGCAGACTTTTTGCATAGGATGCCTGAACACGTAGCTTCGTGGTGCTCATTCCCAATTCTTTGGCAATCTGCTTTTCAGAATATCCCTTTTTCTCCAAAGCCTCGTAACGTGCCAAAAGCTCATCTCCGCGCTGATACGGATTATCGCCAGAACCAAGGGGGTATCTTCCAGAACCACGACCGGGAGCGCCATCCATTTTACCAACACCATAATGTGCGATTACATCTTCCAAACTCGGTTTATCATCGTAGTACATGGTTAGCCCTCCGTTTCCCTAAGTTCATTTACAATTTTGTCAGCCTCAATGATTTTCTTTGCAATTGCCGAAATATCATTGGCCTCGGGCTTCAGCTCCTGTACAGCATCATTCTGGTAAATGCGCAGGAGCATTTCAATATCATGGGGTTTGATGTCATACTCCAAGCAGAATAGAGCAGCATAGATCATCAGCTGTTCCATATGAGCCGGAATCTTCCCGGTCTTCAAATCATGGATGCGCAGAGTATTACCACGCAGGTCAATCGTATCGGCCGTACCAAAGCAGTTCGGAGAATAGTATAGAACTTGCTCGGGCTTCAAGTTGAACCCAATAGCGTCATTCACGTACATATTCAACGTCTTATGGGACTTTGGAAGTTTCTGCCGAATATCAATGCTTTCGGCAGCATAAGCATGTAACCGTGTGCCCATTTGTACAGCTTGGGCGGCGCGAAAAGCCTCGGCGATTTTGGAGACATCGTAATTCAACCAGTGATATTTACTTGCGCCGAGGAAGGCGTGTTGGCCTACCAGATTGGAATGCTTGTTGAAGTTCATTTAACACGTTCTCCTTATTTTCCGGGTAAACAAAACGAGAGAATGACATATCGTTCATCCTCTCGATATAGTAATCCTGATTCGGTTGATGGTTCGCGTGTTCTGCTTTTTTACATTCAAGGGTTGCCCATCGGTCATTGTACAGAACCAACAGGTCAGGAACCCCTTGAATATAATTTGGGTCGTTCTTCAACACAATGCATCCGGGAAGCCGCTTCTTCAGGTCGTCAATGAGACCTTTCTGGAATTGACTTTCTTTAGCCATGCGAATCTCCTTTGCAAAACGCAATATAACATGACTTTTTAGGGTCCCGTTATATTATCTCTTCTCTCATAATACACTATGAAATTTTCGCGAACCTAAAAAGAGATTTTGCGGCAAAAGACAAAAGAAAAGGAGCCCACACAAATCGCGTAGGCTCCCATGGGATTCAAAAATATCAGTTGTAAGTAGGGTCATCGTAAGAAGATTCCTCAGTAGGATGTCCGCCCCACTGTTCGATTTCCCAATCTTCTGTGGTCCAACCACAGTCGGGGCATTCGTAGTATTTATCCTCGTCGTGATGCACACAAGGGATGTGGCAACGAGGACACCATTCTTCCCCGGTAGGAAGACGACTAGCCGCGCTGATGCGAGTTACCTCGACTTCGCCATCTGGTCCATCAAAAACATGGACGTCACGACCGACTTCATCTTTTCGTACGTCCTTCTCTGTGATTTCAGGAACAGAAGACTTTTTCTTTTTGAATAAACCCATGTAATTATACCTCCTTGTGTCTTTTCTAGGATAACCTCATTATTGCATATAAGGTTCCAAGCCGCAAGAAGTAAATTGTAAACTTTTATCTTACATACCGCAAATCCTCCGCACTGCAACCGAGCGCTCGAACAATTTTATCAAGATTGTAAAATGTTGGACTGCGAAGGCCGTGAATATAATTCGAAATTTGACATTCCTGTATTCCGGTAGCCTCGGCCAACATTTGCTGCGTACAACTTTTTCGGGCCATCACATGGCGAAGCATAACTCCAAACATTGCATCTGTTTCTTCTTTACTCATGTGATTCGGGTCATTCGGTATACGGCGAAGTGTATCCTCGAAATCGTCATACAAGAATATCCGTCCATCTGCAAGTTGGATTTCGATTAGCTCAAAGGCAATTTCCCGAATGTTGACAATATCAATCAAAACTTTCGGAAAATTCATCTGAGCATGTTCGAGAGTTGAATCATGAGCCATTGGTCTATCTCCTTTCGAATGTAATACATGTATTACACTTTTTCACAAAAAATGCAAAAATTTTTGGTTTTCTATTTTTATATAGTTATAATTATACAAAAGTATAATTATCTTCATATATAGATAAAACACATAATTTTTGCATTTTTTTGTGATTTTTGGCCGTTTTTGAGCAAAAAGTGTATTACATTTGGCCTAGTGTATTACAAATTTTGCGTTTTTGCCCCAAAACTGCCTTAAAAAGTGTAATACATGTAATACACGTAATACACTTTTTGCTCATTTTGTAATACACGTAATACACTTTTTTCATCCGGCTTTTTCGTTTTTGTAGTACAGTTCGAGCGCTTCACGGACGACCTCAGACTTCGATTTTCCGGTTTTCGCGCTCTTGATAATAAGTTTTGCACGGTCTTCTTTCGGCAATCTGACCGTGATTACCGAACTATTTGCCATTGATTTTCACCTCCTATCCGGCCTCCAACTGTCACCAATGAACACCATATCATGTATGATTTCTGGTCCATAACGATGCCTGACTACCGAGAGCACAACGTTCGGATATTGTCTGAGCGTACCTTTTTGAAAATCATTTAGGCGTTCACACATGATGTATCCAATCCCATTGATCGACGCATGGTCATCATCGGGCTTCCATACACAGGGAGTTGATTTGAAATATCCGCCGGGACAAATGGAGTTTAATATTTCAAGGTCTAACTTATAATCAATCGCCATCGATTTTCACTCCTTGCAGGATAGGAACTCCTTCATCATCGAATCGTATTTCTCTGAGCATTTAGAACAGAAATCCTTGTCGTCCCGTTTAGTCCATCCGACAGCAGCCTCGAATCCATCAGCGGTGATATGAATATCCATTCCATCACGATAAGGTCCACTTCCGATGTACTTGACAAACTTCTGTTCGCCGCAACGTTCACAAAGATACATTTTACCGAGAATCTTCATACCGGCATCACCTTCACTTTCGCAAGGTAATCCTCGCAAATAATATCGACCCCTAATCCGAGCTGGTCCATATACTTTTGCACACCAGCATATGATTCAGAGCCGAGAAAATTGTCGAACTCATGCTCGATTGTCTGCATTCCGTCTTTTTTAATGCAAACCTTCTCGTGAACACACGTTTCACATTTACTTTTAACTTTCACAATCATAATTCGCGCACCTTCACTTCCCGGACATAGTCCAAACAAGTCAGCGTAATGCAGGCGTTCATTTCTTCAAGAACTTCGTCAATGGAACGGCAATATGCGTCACTTAGACGATTTTCTGTTCGCGCAATCAGCTCATTATACTCTGATGTTTTTCCGCATACATTTTTATGGATGCACATATCACAACGAGTACAGTTATCGATGGTCATAAGATTCTCCTTTCAAAGAAAAAGAGGACGCCATGTCTCAGACGTCCAGATTTTGTCAGCGAAACATGCTCTCCAAAGCCAGGCCAATGATATACAACATCCCAATTACTACAAGTACGCCAAACGGAGCATCGGCCAGATACAGAATCGCCGCAGCAACAGCCAACATAATTTCACCTCATTTTCCGGAGTAATCAGAAAGAACCAGCTCACAATGCACAGGCCGATAGATTGCCGCATCATGATTACTAAACCGAATAAATTTTCCAACATCCGGACCTGCAATAACGATTGCTTCAGCCTCGAATACAGAACAGTTCGCTTCTTGGTAAGTGTATGGATTCTTGACTTTCGTAGGTTCTACCAGCTTCATTGCAATATTCCCTCGGAAATCATACTCAAACAGTTCGTTTGGCCCGATTTCCGAGAAAGTTACAGATTTTGGTGTATGATTATCCACAACTTCCATTATTTACCACTCTCCTCTCTTCCGGTAATCAGCTTACTGTACGGCAGTCTCTCAATCCAGTCGCAGAGTGTATGCCACTCATCCAGCTTGTGATTGCGACGCGATTTGTAAATGTTCGCCAGTACCTCGTAATTCAGCATAACGGTACGTTTCTGGTTGTAGCTTGACGGAAGAAGCTGAATCATCTGCCACCAGAAAAGCTTTTGCTGAGCAAGTACATGCTTTCTTTCTGCATTTGTAATATCCCTTTTTAGCTTCTCAGAAGCGGTATTATACTTCTTACGGTAGTAATTCAGAATATCCACAGTCCGAAGAAGCCAATCGTAGGACATACTGTATTCATCACCGTCAAGCTCTTCAATGTGCTCATGGCTAAAGTCGCTTACGTCAAACACCTTTGCTGTGATTTTGTGCATCGTAGAGCAGGAATTGGCTACCGTACCCACCTTGTATGTATCGAACTCCTTCCACCAATACAGCGGCGCCGTAATATCAAGGTAGACGGTAATCATCCGCATGAACTTCCGATGGTCTGTGCCGGCCTTGGCCAGCCGGGTCATAAGCTTTCGGTCGTTGGGACCGATAACTATATTTTCACCTAATGGAAACGTGCAATAATCATCCGAGCCTAACTCGTATGCATCACATGAAGAACACTCGCCATCGCAATCAATAATGAGACTATCGATCTTCTCCCATGAGTTCATCGGGTTTCGCATCCCACGAATCGCGTGTTCCCAACCAAGGACCTCGGCGTTTTCAATTTTCAGCATTATTATCACCTTCAAGTTCTATGAGTTTGTTGATTACGTGGTCGAATGCATCTTCAATGGTTTCGGCAGTCAGATCGATATTCTCGTATGTGGCGATATTCGCAACCATCATTTTATACAGTGTTTTTTCGCTCGGGATAAAAATGGAAAGCATGAGTAAAATCACCAATGGACAAATGCACTTTCGGGCCAATTTAAAAAACTTAATGCCTATTTTATAATCGTCGCTGTCTTCACTACCTCCATAATTGAATGCTTCTCCAATATGGAAAGCACCAACGAATAAAAACACCAAACATACTACGATAAGCATAATGTCAGCAATCATAGCGAAATCTTTCGCAGTGTCCGAGACACTGCACCAATAAAACAACATGGGGTTAATTACATAATTCATTTCGAATTCCATCCTTTATTCATAATCTTCATAGCTCGGTTCCAATTCTTTTTGCGGGTTTTCTTTTTACCATGTAGCGATAAATGGACTACTCTTTTATTTTTACATCCAACCAACGACCTCAGCGTTTTCAATTTTAATCATTTTTTGTTTACTCCTTTCACTCGGCAAAATCCATACTTATCGGCTTTCTTATTGATTTCATTCACAATATCGTCTTCATTAATATCGTAAATTCGAGCAACCACCGAAGACGATACGAGTACATGTGCGATTTCTTCGATGAGTCGTTCTTTAGAGTCTGGGTAACCTCGTTTTGCTTTAGAGCACGCCTGAATAAGTTCAGCACATTCCTCTTGTAAAATATCAGTTTGAGTCTCAGAACCAAATTCTGCAATACACTGAAGCACAAAGCCGCTAAGTCTTTTATTGTCAATCATTGCTTATTCTCCTTTCAAAATGCATAACGAAACTCTTCTTTGAGCTTCTGTTTTACGTCATCGCCTTTGCTAAAGTTGATAAAGAAGCCATACTCATCGTTTACCATATACGATAGAGTCATTCCTGCTTTTAACATTTCGATATCTTTCTCGGTAATAGTAACAAACTAGTTTCCAAAATAAGACATATTTTCTTTTACTTTGGATTCATTATGGCAAACAACAAACCAATTATCAGAATCGTCTTCACCTAAAAATTTCCTTAAGACATTCATTTATTTTTCCTTATCTCATGCTTTTAATTGGAGTCAAATCCAATTTCTATATCTTTCGGAGCACGCAGAACATGGCAGTAAGACGGTAATACGATAACTCCATCTTTTTTCTGTCTTATAACATCTCTATAAAATTCTTCCATTTTGTCAGGTTTTAAACGAATATCCACCTGAATTACGAGCATTTCATCATTGTACAAATATCACACCTCCACTTTGTCTGGCGTAAACACCATCTCAATGACCAAAACTTTTTCTCCGTTTTTATGAATAACTCGATGGTTGAAGTCGAGCCAGTAAATGCCCATCTCCCAGTCCCACCCCATATTGTCACCATCTGCGAGAGCGCACAGACCAAGAAATTCATAAAAGTCATTGACCGTAACGGCATCACCAAGAGCCCAGTTCCGATTTAGGTGGTACTCTGCCTGCAATACATGCTCAATGGTCGAATCAAAATATCTATTGGAGAACTCGTCATAGAACGTGTGAATGGGTTCGTCTTCAGATACGCCCTCGAAATCTAACATCTCGCTGCCAAAAAATCCGGAGGAAGTCAGATGAACCTCATCCAAATCTTCTTTGCACAGCTCGTCGATGACGTGCTGGTGAGTTTCAGGGCCATAGAGTTCCTTAACTTTTGACTGGTACCGTCCGAGGCTTTCTCTGGCGAGCATACAGGCTCCTGTGAGGGCTTTTTGCTGTTTGTAAGTAAGAACCCCGTTCGACACGATACACACTATCGTGGCCGTCCCACAGGCTATGGCAGGGGCATAGCAACGGCAAATATCAATTACGGTTTCTTTTGTGTCACCGTCATTTTCCCGGCGTCCAGCCAGCATTTTCTCCGCTTTCGTGGTACACTTCGCCGTAAGAACTGCTGTTGCCACAACTCCTACAGCCGATGCCATAGTGAAGACAATCGGAACCCATTTTGCATCCGCCTTCATTGCCGTTCTCCTTTTCTACGAGTTTGCTAAGAATCCTATCAAGCTTGACTGCCGTGGCCGCACTCAGTTCGGCATCCGTGATTTTTTGCAGGTTCACGATGTTCCCACATACAATCATGACATCTGCCAGTTCTTCCAGAATGCCATCTCTATCACCTTGACCACGCAGCTCCTTTGAAATCTCCTTCTGAAGCTCGGACAATTCTTCCATAGCGACAATATAAATTTCACTTTTCTTTGTGTTTTTGAGGTGGAGTGCCTGAATGTTAGACATCATATCGTCGGTCATGACTGTATGATTCTCCATCTTTTTCTTAAATTCTTCACGGTCCATCGTTAATCTCCTTTCATGACATCGGTAAGCAGCATACCCATAGCACGAGTAGCGATATCCTTTACACTCTCACCCTGAAACGGTAGTGCTTGAGAATCCTCGTAATTGCTGGCCTTGATGATTTGCTTCACGGTGCCTGTCGAACCATACACCTTTTTCGCAAGAGCAGCACAGAAGCCAGCCATCGGGTCAAAAGTGTCGGCGTCCATGCATTTGACTACCGTTTTCTCACCGTCCAGTATTTTTTGTCGTGATCATAGGGAACTGTGACAATATCGTTAATATCAAATTTGGGCATCATATTGTAAGCTCTCTTTCCAAGCAAATACGCATCGAATCCGTCCGGTCTTTTCTCAAACTCATACTCGTTCGTAAACCGGTTAAACCATACTGCACCATCGGGCGTGTGTATTCCATTCCAGAAATCAATCATTTTGTCTTTACCTCAACTTTCATGGTATACCCGGGGCACCGATTGGCATTTTGGTCATTGCTCACTAACTGACATTCGCGATGATGGGCAATGCAGCATCCGCGGTCCATCTCTCGCCGCCTGCATGTGTTGCAAAGGCATCTCGGAAAGAGCTCCTTGCATTTAGTGTTTTTGACCATTCTTTTCCCCTTCCTTCCAGTTGACAGGTTTATGACTGTCCTCGTTGTAAGGTGTGTTTAGACAGTCATTGCACGGATGTAGATATGACGCCTGCTCATAAAATTTGCAGGTCTTGCAATACATGTCGAAAAAGACTTCTTTTCTACGATTGTTCATACAGTTATTCTCCTAATCTTCACATCAAGGACAATGGCATCAGGCCACTCATCTTTTAACCGTTTAATTGCATTTTCGACCGAGGTGTCGTAGCATGCAAAATATCTTAGGGATTTTAGCATAGCTTCATCATTCGGCCTACGAAATTCGATCATATATCGTGTGTAAGTCATTTTGTATCCTCAAATATCAACCAAGAGCTCGCTCAATGATTTGGAACACCTTTGCCATTCTCTCATGTATCCGTTTGGTTTTGTTAATTTTGACCTTCAGAATATCAAGGTTTGCCCTAAGTTCGGTTTCGGAGCAATCACCGTTGATGCATTGCTGTACCATGGTGCGAATGTTGTCCGTTTCCATGGCTATATCTCGGCAACTCTTGTACGCCTTTTGAAGCTCATCGACAGCAACCATAGCCATTCCTTTATTCATGCCGGAATCGCCTCATCTTTCTTATCCGCTACGGCAACAGCGTCCATAATATCACTGACCAGCTTCTCCTCACGAGTAGGAGCATCGTTGTCGGTAGGATAATGTCCCTCACCATCGCACGCAGCGGTAAAATCGCAGTGTGCATTCATGCAGCGAGCGCGCCAATACTGGGCCATACGGGTAGCACTACGCAGTTCGTCGTGAAGGCGGATGCTGGCGGTCTCCCACTGTTTAGCCTCGCGCTTCCAGATGTCTGCATGTTTGCGTTCAACCTGAACATCGCTCTCAGTGGGCTTTCCGGCACTCACCAGGCCCATGACTAAAATTGTTCCAACAGCACCCGTGAAAATACCAGCAATAAAAGTAAACATCGTAATCAAGTCCTTTCCAAATGTCAGCCATAGTCCTCGCTGAGAACATGGCATTCGTTGTCCGTTATATGATGAATTTTGATGTTACACGCGCTGCAAATCCAAAATTTCGTGAAGTGCCATTCGGCATTAAGGTCTTTTACTTTCTTAAGGTAAATGCAGTCCGCGCAACGTTTCTGTTGTTCATCGAGCTTTTTTGCCATTTTTCCTCCGACTAAAAGAAAAGACCCTATGTTGCCATAAGGTCTTTTGGGAGTTATTTTAGTTTGTCTGTCGAATCCAAGCCGTCTAACACAACTTTGGCCATAGACCCAATAGATACCAACGTGGTAAGATATTGTTTGCTGACTTCCATGGTTCGGGCGTAATTATTGGCATTCGTTATGTCAATAATTTCCAAAGCACGTTCGTTAGCTCTACCAATATCATTGGCGATTGGTACAAAGTTTCTAAATGCCATCCGTAAGTACATTAGTTGCAGCATTTGGATTCCTTCTTTTGTAATCATACAGATCACACTCCTTTCATACGAGGCCATGAAAATTATGCGGTCGCTTTGAACTCGCCATAATACCGTTTGTAATCCTTATTAACATTGAAGTTTCGTTTCTCTTCGTAAGCCTTACGAATACGAATATCAATGAAGGACTTGCTGGTAAGATGATAGTAATATAGGTCTTTGAAAGGAGTGTTCATACGATTGATTCGCCCCTCGGCTTGCTTGGCAATTTTGTAGGAGTATGTTTGCGAATAGAACACTGTCGTGTCAGTGGCGATACAATTCCAACCTTCAGCTCCGGCTGTGTATTGCACAAGATAGACCCAGCTATCTCCATCTGGTATCGGGTCGTGTTTATGGCCATTCCACTCGGCTACCTCAGCGTCTCCAAAGGTCATTCCACGCAGAATATCAAGCTCGTAGTCGAAATTGTAGAACACAATCATTTTTGGATGGTCCTCAAAAATCTCTAAGAGCTTGACCTGCCGGGAAATATCCGAGTTCACGATTTTCCGAATATCGTAATAGAGCTCTGCGGCGTTGATAATGGGCTCCTGTGTCCAAGGATTTCTACGTGTTTTCCAAAGCTCCTTGACCGCATGGTTGTTAAACTCGGCATAAATCTCTTCATGATGGAGTTGAACGCCACGATGGAAGTCCATTGGAACCAGAATATCCTTCCGTAGCGCGCAGAGCTTTCCCGTATGTACGAATCGGTCAATCTTCGGATACTTCGTATAGCGCGAATAGACGGCGTGCTCCTGTAAGAACTGGGTTTTGTTCCTGTAAAATCCATTGGCAACGAAGACGGGAATATAATCCTGCCAGGTATCGCCCGGAGTGGCCGACAGAAGAATCCACTGGTTCCGCCTGGTAATTTTCAGAAACGCTTTGACCCAGCTTCCGCTCCCAACCACACGCTGCTCATCAAATATGAAGAAAGCGCCATACGTATTGACATACTTCTGTATATTGTTCCACGAATCCACGACGACTTTGTTACAGTAGAGATTGACTTCGGAATGAGACGAGAGCAAGAACCGACTCATTTCCTGTTCCCATTCCATACTGTCGCGCTTATGGGCCGTGGTGATGATATACAAATCTTTCGGCGGGTCGCCCATAGGAATATAATCACCACCTTGTAAGCTATCGGGGTCACCACCATTTTGCAAATAGTAGTAAGACAGCGCCGTGATGGATTTGCCGCTCCCAACATCACCACAGAGGATGCAGCCGTTTTTCATTTGCTCGATGGCTTTGATTTGGAAGTCGTATAAGTTAATCATCTTTCATCCTTACACCTCTAACAACGCGATTCCCAGTACCGCAATCAGGAATGCACCGATGAACTTGAATATCTCAAGCATAACCCGGACCATCACAGTCCAGCCAACGGAAGCAAGTCCTACAAAGATGCTTGCAAATATCACAGCCGCAGCAATCAGCAAAATGCCGCCAAGAATTTTAGTCATGTTTCTTTTCTCCTTCGTAGATAGCACCTGGCTCGAGCGACACTCTGTATTCGCCGTATCCGGGCGTGGATTTAAGATTAGCTTTCGGTCCAAAACTGCACCAAAGAAATGCAATTTCTCGGGCCATGAACCCTTCAGACAAAAAATACTGGAATATAGCCTTTCGGACAGCGTCCGTGCAGCAGATTTTACGGCAGTCATACCGCGTACTTTCTGTTACGGTGTATCCTGTATGTTCGGCAATCTTTTTGTAAAAGTCGGGCAAACTACAGGTACAAAAATCTTTGTTCAGATGGTTTACATATGTGGTAACATTCATCTGGTTTCTCCTTTCCGCAAATATCAGTATTCATGCGGGAACAACACCGTCGTACAACTACGATCTGCTTCCGTGACAATCCAGATTTTCCCGTCAGGATAATTCGGACAATTGTAAGCGCTCATGAGTCTACCGCCATGCTCGAGAGCATCATCATTAGTGGCTTTATCTTCGTCGCAGATGTCGCCCCAATCGCAGTTCTCGTGTCGGTCAAAGCTTTCATTGACGAATTTTCCGAAATTGTCATCAATGCAAAGTAGGTCGGTAACTTCATCCGAACCATACACAGTACCAGTCTTAAACTTTTTCATTGGTGTCTCCTTTCATCAATTTGCAAAGCTCCTGAATTAACCGTCTATCGCTCCATGGCGGCAGGAAATATACAGGCGTATACCAGTGGTTTTCGGTTGAATCTCCGCTGCACATGGGGTCTGTCAATGTATTCCCTACTTTCACCACAGCAGCAATCCCCAGCATCGACAGCTGAATATAGCACATGAGGGCGACAGTTTCATCGATGTCCTGAGCATACATTAAAATGTAATTCTGAGCATTGAGGTTCTTTTCTGCGTACAGCTTCCGATAGGTATGATACCCTGCTATAAGTATGGCTCCGGCACCGCACGCAGGGTCGTTGACCGTTTTCACGCTGAAAATATCATCCCCGAGGCTACAGCTTATATCAGCCATGAGCTGACAGACATGATACGGTGTGAAAAATTGTCCGTTGTGCTCATTGCCAAGGTCTAAATCCATAAAGAGCTTTCCAAGATAGTCCTGCTCAGGATTTTCATCAAGAGCACAAATCACTAAAGCGGCCAATTCGGGAAAGACCTCGGCTTCTGCCTTGGAATACTTCTTAATAGTCCGCAAATACCGTTCTTCACGAATATCATAGTGCTCCTTAGTCTGGTCCACCGCATTGGAAATGGAACAGGCGAACAAAACAACAAAGTCTTCCCAAATTGTCCAGCGGCTTCTGGAGGCGGCCAGACTGTTAAATTTCTTAATGAATTCTCTGCTGTAGTCAGTTTTCTCTGGGATTTTTGCAGGCTTTACCGGCTTCTTCTCGGATTGCGCAACTTTTTTCGGTGTTGGCTCGCGTTTTTCAGGCAGCTCCCATTTGGCAGCACTGCTCAGAATATCTTTGAGAGTGAATTTTTTCATCTGGTCATCTCCTTTCCAAAATATCAGTAGGGGCTGTTTCCTTGCTGACACATCACTCGCCCAGTTGAGTGACCACGGACATTTAACTCTGCCTCCACTCGGCACCCCTAAATATCAATTAAAACGGCATTTCGTCGCTGCTCTCGTAGTCGGCGTACTTGTCGGCAAACGGGTCGTCTTCGATTTTTACGTACAGCGTTTCGAGGTAGGCCGCGATACCAGTCTTGCCGTTGACCTCCCAGCGCCAAGGGCTGACAACCACATCGGCGTTCTCGATGCGGGCGTACTGAAGCGTGGCGATGGTATCCTCGTCCAGCAGAGTGCGTTTGTGATTCGTCAGCAGCCAAATCTTAGGCGGGCGGACTTTGAAGCTGATCTTCACCTTGATGAAATGGTTGACCTTCTCATCAGGGTCGCGCGGCGTCAGCGGTTTGACGTTCCAGCCATCGTTGGCGAGCTGCTCGGCCAGCGCATCATCCTCAATGACAATACTGAAAGAACGGTCACCTTCACGGCCAAACTTATCGTCTTTGCCGGTGAAGTTTTTGAAGATGATGCGGGCGTTATCGATTGCGAGTTTATTGTTGCGTTCCATAGAAGTTTCTCCTTTACACTTTCTTGAGGACGGTTTCGAGTTCGGGCATGGTGTCGCGTTTCATAGCCGGGATTTCAGCTGTAAACATAGGCCATTCCTCTTTGACAACGCGGCGACGGAAGTCATTTTTGCTGATGGGACTGGAACCGAAGTTGTTCTTGAACATGCGGGTCAATGCATTCCACTTGTCATTCTGCTCAGTCAACAGATTCACGAACTGCCAAGTGTATTTGATGTCGCGCTCGATGATCAGGTCTTCGGTCTCCTTGACGAACATATTGCGGATGACCTTGGCCATGTCCGCGTCCGTCACCTGAAACTCGTCTTTGTTTTTGTACGTGTAGACGAGTTTTTTAAAAATATCTTTTGCTTTCAGAACATACTCCTCCTTAAAAAGAAAAGACCCTATGTTGCCATAAGGTCTTTTGGGATTTACTTTGCATTAAGAATATCATTCGGATTCTCAAATCCATATTTGTAGGCTCTAACACAGCAGGCAACTTTGACTAGATCATCCTTATATTTAGCATATATATCATCGACCATGTCTTTTGCTTCTGGGACTAAGTTTTCATCGTGCATTCGGCCGATGATAGCGCCTATGGTGCAAAAGCGTGCCATGTTTATGCAAATATCATATGCTTTCCATAATCCTAAACCAGCTATGCCAACAGCAACCACAGTTTTTAGATTCATTTTTCATACCTCCAAATTGTTTTAATGGGTAGTATCCCATATTAGAAGATGAAAAATATGCGGTTAGAACGGTAAGTCTGGTTCATACTGCGGGCGACCATCCTCATACCACGGGCCAATGTACGGCTGGTCAGATACAAACCACTCGTAATCGCCATATTCGGAAATATCATGAATGGCATTGTCGCAGAGTTTGTTGTAGTAGCGCTTGTCAATGTCATCCTGCTTGCCAAGCTGTTTGACCATTTCAGATTCCATCCAGCGCCAATCTTTAGCGCCGCTTACGGAATCGTACTTGTTCTCCCCTGTTTTCTTATCAACAGACTCTCGAACCAGCAAACCACCACCGGTACCTGGTTGCATCGGGCAGAACAATCCAACCTTACCAACAAAGTGACGATCGTGCTCTCCTTCGGGCAAATTCTCGTTCATATCCAGGTAAATTGCCGAGGACACCTGTTTGGTTTCACACATGTCCTCGAACTCAATAGGCTCATGACTGAACAGTTTCTTGAACACATACGGAATCTGGAACTGAGTGCCGGTTGCAGTCCACTCACCTGCGTGCTTGCCGCCTTTGTTGATGATGCCCTGCTGGTTATACTTTGCGATATACACTGCATTGTTCACCAAGCAAATACGGTCATAGGTGGCCTCATGCTCGAAAATATAACCATACTCACGACCATACTTGTCTACAAAGTCGAGAATATCATCCGTGACATCCGGAATCTTAATAGAGTCTGTCTTGATGTGGGCAACAATGAATCCACGCTTCTGGACCTCACGTTTCAACGTCTCCATGAACAGCGCGCCGCGCTTGGCCACAATATTATCGTTGTTACGTGGGTCGCGGAATGGATTGCTGAACTTCGCGGACGTCAGCCCGTACACCGAGTTAATGACAATTTTCAGCGCGTAAGCCAAGTCATCCCAAGTATAATCGGCAGTACCGGCCACAATAGCCTCTGCGAACGGAACCAGTTTGCCATCCAGCAGTTTCTTCAGAGCTTCAATGTCCTGGTGCTTAATGTCCACACGTCCGTTCTTCAAGTCCTCGAAGTTTTTTGTGTATTTGCCAAAGTGCTTTTCAGCAATCAGACTCGACGGATGCATCGAAGCAATATCATCCAGACCGACGTTGCCGTACATACCGGGTTCTGCATAGACATAACCGCCTTCGCCGACTTTCTCGATGATGTTATAATGTTTTTCAGAAATATCATCCTCGGGAATTTCTTCAATGAAGTTTAGTGGCTTTTCTCCTGTCTTTTTGCACCATATCTCAACATCTTTTTGTGCGTCAAGAAGTTCGTTCAGATAAGCCTCATCATTCCTGGCTCGCTCGGCATCCAAATTATCATAGACCCAATACGATTTGTACCCTGTCCACACATAATTCGGGAAGAACGGCAGAATCGACCATCCAATCGGCAGCTCCTCACCTGGTATATAACTGCGGTACTGAGGTTCACCCTTCTCGTTCCAAACACGGAAATCGTAATCTGGTCCGTAAGCCTCATGCAATTCCTCATATTGGGTATATGGAACTGGCTTCCACAGCTCGCGATAATTGAACTGCCACTGAGGATTTTTGTCTGAACCAAATATAATTCTGGTGGTATGCTGGTTGGTGGTATCGTTGACGGTCAGACCGGACAAACTTGCCAGAATCTGTCGGGCCACCCAGTCAGCAGAACGGGACTCAAATACAGCTTCCGTCGCAATGACATCGTTGTCGCAATACTCGGCAACTTTAGGCCAGAGATCTTCGGCGACAGGTTTGTCCCACGGCAAGCCAAGCTCCTGATGGTGAATGCCCAACTCAATCTCAAATTTCTTCAAGGATTGCTTCTTGGAACTGAAATCGTAGATATCAGTGTAAGAAATGTTATAGGCTTCGCCATAGAACGCATCCTTATCACCGCCGATGATACGCTGAGACAGTTTATACAGTTGCTCATTTGTGGCCCCCAGCATCCGGGCATAAAGCATGTGGTTATCGTACTTGCGGCAGTTGAAACCAATCAGACGGAACCGCATGAGTTTTTCCATGTCTGCCGGTGTCGGGTTGATCATCCGAACGAATTTCTTGTCTTTACCCTGGTACTTCCAGTTGACCAGAAACAGGTTTGGAAACACCTCACAGTCAAAGAATACAATAGGCGCTTCGTCGTTCTTGACAGCCGGTGAAATATCATTGCTTGAGAAGTGCATGGCCGCCACCTGTTTGATGCAATAATCCCTCTGATGTGTCGAGTTGGCTGCGAAGTTCAGCACGGCATTGTACAGGTCTCCTACGTCATAGGTTGCATCGGAGTTATAGGCATCGTCCAGTATTTTCTTGATGAAGTCCACACTGCACCTGGTATTTGCATGGTATTCCTTGTTCAGATTTCGCTTGATGAGTGTTCGGATAGCTTTTTCATTTTTAACAGCTTCAAAATTCACCATTTTTGTATCCCCTTTCAATGGCAAACCGGAACTAATGGTCGCAATTGGAAGGTTGTTGCATTTGGTGAGCTTTCGACGTAGGCTGCTTTTGCCGGTAAAGACTTTCACTTCGATATCGTCATCATAGATACGGCTAAGTTGTACAGGGTCTCCGCTATAAATATAATGTAGGTGAATGCCCTTGCCTGATTTGGAAAGTTCTGCATAGGTCTTAGGCCACTTGGCAGCCGCTTCCAAATTGCGCTCGAACGATTTTCTACCGTCGCCTCCTTTCAAATCAAAGTCAATGACGATGTGATTTTCCGGAACCTTGACATAATGCAGCTTTCTGGTATCTAAATCTTTGAGGTTAGTTTTAACGTTCTCCCATTTTTTCAAGGGTGTCTCGTTGTCACTTGCATATTGGGCCGGGCAATCGGAACAAGCATCATCGAACAGAGAGTGTTGCTCCAAGAAGTCAATTGGTGCCCTTTCCTCTTTCTGTACAGCGACTTGCTTGTCGGAAGAACCGTCAAATTTATCGATTCGGAATCCTTCATACCAGCCTCGGACTATACTGCCATCGTCCTCTGTGTGCTTTTCCTCGAAAATATCAAAGTATGCCTTCAGTTCCTCTTTAAAGAGGCGCTTGTTGTAGGGGTAACCGACCTTGGCATCTTCGCAGTAGTTTTTGTACATCTCGTAGGCAATTTTCAGCGAGGTTGAGTTTTCTTTCGAGAATATCCCATAAGAATCGCTCACGAAGATGTAGAAGTCATTGGATGCACCCATCATATTGACAGGTACATAGTCGTCGTAGAAATCCGGGTCTTCGAGGTAAATATCACGACAATGACTCGCGATACCGCCAAGCTCGAATGGAATCTGCTTCATGGCGAGTCGATACTCTTTGCCGCTGAGCTTCTCCCCTGTCGGCTCCACGTCAATCAGACGACGCAGAATACCGGAGCGCGCATCGGAAATTTTTACAGGCTTATTGGTACCCATAAAGAGAAAAGCCTTGAATCGATTTGCATAGGCCGATTTGAATTTCTCATTCACGGTCATAAGCTCATGCGATACAAGGCTGTTCAGGCGGGTGTTATCTTCGATGCGGGAAAGGTCTCCGTCATGCTGAATGGCAACCAGAGGATTGGTCTTGAATGCCTCCAACGCAAAGGAATTGCTCGAACTGCCGAGGGCCTTGGCGTCGAATACCGAGTAATATCCTTCGAATAGCTGCTGGACGATGTTTAAGACCGTAGACTTGCCGCTACCTGGTGGACCATACAGAACCATGAACTTCTGTAATTCTTTGGAATCACCGGTAACGATAGAGCCAATAGCCCACTCAATTTTGTGTCGTTCTTCCGGAGAATATAACACAGAGAGCAGCTTATCCCAGCCAGGCGTTGGACATTCTTCAATTGGATAGTTAAGCCGTTTGGATGCGTAGTCGGTCTTTTTAATCTCCGCATTGGAGAATATCAGTCTCTCGTCCAGCATATGGAAGTTGTCACGACATTGTTTTTGACAGAATTTATGCCAAGTGTCAATCATGCCGGATTCTGCATCCCACATATGAAGGATTCGATAGTCCTCACCGAGGTCATGTTCGTCCGCATATTTGTCAAGCGCTTGGTCAATCAGATGAACAGCATCCATTTCATCCGTTGACCAAAGCCCACGGTCCTCAACCCAAATCGCATAGAAATCCCCGCCCCGAATCATCAAATCGTTGGAACGTGTTTTCAATACAAATTTGGGATAGAGTTCAACCACCCCCTTTTTGCTTTTGCGGGTGGCAATTTGAAGAAAATCCAGCATTACATCTCCGTCTCCTCCGCAGCGGTATTCTTTTCAGTCTTGAGTTTGTCGATTTCCTCTGCCAGCAACAAATTCTGGGCACGAAGATTATCGATTTGTTTATGGTTCAGTGCACCGACTTGAAGAAGAAACACACTCAAAACCCAGAGGCCCAAATTGATACAACTCCGATACTTGACCTCGTGATTCAGTTTTGCACAGACTTTCGCAAGTGCGTCTGCATTGGTGTTGACAACGTGCACAATATTGCTGGATACAAACTTTTCGATTTTCATTTTATTCCACCTCATCAAGATACCAGTTTAGCTGCGTCCAGATTTCAACCCGGCGCATATCGTTATACGGTCTGTGAACATAGAACAGTCCACCTTTCCCATTACGGGAATACTCGTGGTTCATGAAGGCATAGATTTTCTCATCCACATACATTTCATCGTAAGCGGAATCATCCATGCCTATCAAGCCCAGATTCTCAATCATGCCCCAGAACCATTGATCGCGGCGGTCACCGTATTCCGGGTCATCCATAATGGTTTCCTCACAACGATTCGCAAGAGCCACCATCATTTCCAAAATACTGCATGGATGATCGTCGAGATACCGATTTACAATATAATCCCGCACATGCTTCTCGTTGCCGAAACGATAGCGCATATCAAGACCATCAGCCTCTCGGTTAGCATCCATTGCAATGCTGAATTGAAAGTCGATTTCGTTGAGACGGTGCAGCAACCTCTTATAGCTGCGCCCATCTCGTCGATAACCGACACACACAAGACCGCACATCCATTCGAAATAGGCCGCAGTCGTCTCATTTTTGGTCATATAGTCAAGTTACCTCCAGTCGATGCGGCAGTTCCCCAGCCACATCAGCATAGTTGCGCAGGTCGCGAGTAATCTCATAGTAAATGCGCAGACGGTCATTTCGGACGTACAGAATATCAGGCTCGTATTCGCCGATGTGGGCCAAACTCTCAAACCCGATACAGTCATTGACATCCTCGACAATATCATCGTTTTCATCGGCGACGATATTGTCAGCATAGAATGTCATGCTCAGAGAGTCATAGCCAGGATTTTCTCCGAATTCGTCGGGGCTGATAACTACCGGACCTTCGGGAGCGGACTCCTGCTTCTGCTTGTACTTCTCACGCACGATTTTCTGATAATCGCGGATTTCCTTGGATTTCTGCTTCTTTTCGGAAGTTTCGTCTTTTTGAGCGTGTTCAGCAGTCATACCCGTCATGCCACGGGTGAGATTCGCTTCCTGTTCTTTACGGGCAAAATATTCTCGCATCGTGGCGATTTCTTCCTCAGCTCGTTTGTGTTCCGAATCCTTAACATAATAGAAAGCGGCCGCAGCACCAGCCACAGCCGCCCCGATAACGAGACCAAAATATAAAAGTTTTTTCACTCTTCTTCATCCTCCTGCTTGATTGTCATAGCAGTAATTGCCAGTCCCCCGAAGAGGGCTGACATACTGATAAGAATGCCACCTACGATGTGGCGCTTTCGCTGTGTGTTAAGCATGTAATCGATCATGGCAACAATGTTGTCGATGCCCTCCATTTATTTCCCCTTTCCGCCGGAGAGCACCGCAATTCCTCCGGCAAAGCAAATTCCGGCCATCGTGGCGAAAGTGTACGTGACGAGATTTAACATCGCAGATTCCTCCTTTGGTTCAGAAAAATATAAATCAGTCGATAAGGTTCATGATGGAGCCCTGAACGTTGAAGTCCAGCCAGACAGAGGGCTCATCACCATTGATGAAGTCACGAACGTTCTCACGGCTGTCATCCAGGCCAAAGTCGACGAAGTCGTCACCGGCATCGTTGTCCTTCTTGTAGACCCAACCGACGACCAAACCGGCATTGGTGGGCTTGCAGCCAATGCTGTCCAGAACTTCATTCAAAGTCAGGAACCCATTTGCACGCAGGCGGTCATTGGCCATCTGCTGCTGCGCCTTCAGGAACATGAGATTGTATTCGGGCTGATGCTGCCAATTGGGATTGCACTCGTCGAACAAGACCGCATACGGAGAGCCCGTAGGGTTGCATACCTTGACAACCTCGTCGACCTGCTTTTCGTTGCCCATATCATCGGTGACGGTACGCTGAACGACCTGCTCGCTCACGCCCATACGAAACTGAGTATCGACATCCTTGCCGTACTTCTCAATGACGCGGCCACGGTAGGCATCAAAGCTCTCCGATACAGAGGCGAACGCGGCAGCCAGGGCAACATTGCGTTTGCGCAGGATGTTGTTGCTCGCCAGAATGGCCGCGATGGACAAACCGCCAAGAATCACGGCAGGCGCATACAGCTTGACCAACTTCACGCCCGTCTGGGTGTAAGTGATGAGCAGGTCCTTCTGGCCATCCTCGGCTGTATAGTTCTCCGCACGTTCCGGATGTTCGATGCAGTCGTGAATGGCGTCAACGGTGGCGCCGGCGTCATCCAGAATCTTAGAAATCTTGGTGGTCTCATGGCAGGCCAGCACGGCGGACGCCACAGTGCCGACAACACCGGCAACCAGCAGGATTTCCGGGCTATGCTTCGCAATCTTCAATTTGGTCATGGACAGGTTGCGGTTTGCGGTTTTCAGAATAGTAGTTACATTGAATTTCATGGTGATTACTCCTTTTCATTTTTGTTGACACGGTCTTTTTGCAGTTCCATAAGCGTGAGGATGCAATAGTTGGCCATGTCCATCAGTGTATCGTCGATGCTTTCATCCACCTGAGGTTTTGTCCCCAAGGAGAGATTCAGCAGACGATGGTACTTGTGAGAAATCTGGGCAACGCCAGTAATAGGACCTTTATCCCCAAACTCCCGCCAGGTAGTGGCAAACGAATTACCGTAATCATGGTTTTTCGCAAGAAATGTCTCTTGCATTTTGTTGACGATGCTGGTATAACGCTCGGCGTCCGACATCTGTGGTTCGCAAGATTGTTCTTTCACATTTGCAAAGAAATTGTTTTTATCGGTGTACAAAATATCACTCCTCTCACAGCGCAGTGGCCTTGGGCAGCTTCAGCATGTAACCGTCCCGCACTCGGACAACAGACGCAGTGGCCAGACTCGTCCACCCGAATTTATTGAGCTGGTAGTTCGAGGTTGTCTGACCGCAAGCATCATAAAGGTCACTCACACAGGCCGAACCGTACTGGTCGATCATGTCTTCCAGTGTGGTCAGGACTTCCTCCGCGTCCATACGACTTGCGAAAATCGGCATGTCGTAATCGAGGCCCGTGCGATTGCCGATAGTGCTCCTGGGCTCCGGGCGGTTTCCGCTGTAGTACGACCCGTAAGCGACCCTCGAGGTGCCTGAATTGCTCCGCTTAGCAGTATCTCCGTAGATAATCATGTTGATGCCATCAGAGACAATATCCACAACTGCCTTCTTGATAGCCGGAACCAGCACGTCCATCAGAACATAGTTTTTGACACTGTCAATGTCGTCACTGATAAAAATATCAGCGAATTTACGGGCCTCGCTCTTGCGCTTGAGTTTGGTCGTGCCATTGACGACCTTCTCTACGCGTGGTTTTTCCTGACGTTTGCTTTCTCGTGCGGCATGGGAATTGTTGGGAAATTCGATTTCAGCCATTTCAGGCTCCTTTCTTCAATTCTTCCGAAATATAATGTCCATCCAGAATCACTTTGGCTCCAGACGGGAAATTGTGGGTCTTTTTCCATTGGTAATTGAGGTTGGACTTTGCTTTAGCCAGCGAACCGGCTACCGTCTCCCCTCTCCAATGCCGGTCAAGGATGCCGCCAAATTGGTCAAGCACCCGACCTCTGAAAATATAACGAGTCATAAAATCACCTCGTTATTCCTGGCTGATACGAGGCATGACCAACTCGTATCCGTGCGTCGTCAGAATTACACAGGCGTCATCAAGATTGTGCCACCCGTATTTATTGGCCGAGTAATCTCTAACAGTCAAGCCCGATGCATCGTAAAGGTCAGCAACGGATACGAAGCCATACTGTTTAACGATGTCAGTCAATACTGACAGAACGTTTTCGGCTTCGAGTTTGATTTGGTATACTGGCAAATCGAACGTGCGGTCTGCTTTCAGATGGCTCGAATACGAAATGGGTTTCTTCGCTGCGCTGCTAGGCTTTCCATACAGAAAATCGCTAATCTTGTCGGTAATGACGTTATGCAGTTCATGTCCACCCGCATCGATTCCGGCCCTAACGCTCTTTTCAACGACGTTGTACAGTACGTCGTTCTTCTTGAGCTGTTTGAAAGCCTGATAGCCAACGAATGCAGTGAGACCGGCTGCTCCCACAACGGCACCGGAAACAAAAACAAACGCATTTTTCCAAAAACTCATAGCTTTGTTCTCCTTTCAAAGCAAAAAAAGAAAAGCCAAAAGCCTATGTTTCCATAAGCCTTTGGCTCTCAGTAAATTCTTATTTACCGGATTCGTGGATTACTCCGTTACGGTGTCCTCCGCTTCATCTTCGGTAGCTTCCGTGGCCTCGCCCTCGACGACTTTGTTTTTGCTGAATTTTGCCTTGAGAGCATTGACTCCTTTTGCCACTGCGGGTGCAACATAGGTCTTGACCACATGTACCGTACCAACGACGGCCATGACGCCTACACCTACAAGTGCAACCGCACCGGCAGCAGAGCCGCCCTCAGAGCTTTCATCTTCAACAGTCGACTCAGTATCGACGATGGCGTTGTCCTCCACAGGAACCAGTTCCTTGGTAGAAGTTTCTTCGTTCATCATAATTTCTTCGTTTTCCATTTTAATTACTCCTTTGTAAATATAAAATTTAGGAATTTCTTCCATATAACTCTCTGCGTATTTCGCGGAGTTACAACCTGTCGTAATTGTAGATAGGGCCATGCTGGAATCCGATGACCATACAAGGCGTTTGCGCAAGATTATCGGCAAGTTGTGCACTCAGTTTCAGCTGAACGGTATCGTGACACTCGTTCAGGTTCCAACCAAGGTCATCGCCCATTTTGCTTTCCGGCAGATGCAGACGCTCGTAGTAATCGTTGAGAGATACCCAGCCCTCGGAAATTAGGCTCATGTTGAGCTCAACCAGCGACGATTTTAACTTCTCGATGTCGCATCTGAAATATCTTCCGCAGATGGGATCGTAGCACAGGTTGTTGCCAAATCCTGTTTCGATGATGGCTGCTTCCACCGGTGGATTCTTCTCGATGGCGTCCTTAGCTACTGCGTTGCGGATTTCAGTCTCCTTTTTCTCACCGACAACCTCGAGAGTTTTGTCCTTGTAGTCTTTGAAAGACGTTTCGGACAATGCGTAGGCGGCAGCCAGAGCGGCATTGCGGCGCAGATGGACGCTGTTGGCGCCGATGAGACAGGCTACTCCGAACACACCCACGATGAAGGCGGGCGTATAGCAGCGCCAGCAACTCTGAACCAGCTCCACAGGCGTCAGAGTTTGAGCTTCCTGATAAGCCGAAATATCACGATTTTTCTCCATTTCGGCTTTCTCTTTCAGCAGAATGGCTTTCGGAGTGGCCCGTACAGCCAAAACCGTAGATGACACCATACTGCTGATGCCGATTACAGTCAGAAGTACAGGCGCCTGTTTTACAGCTGTTTTTCGTAAGGTGCGTATAGCTTGCTTATAGGGTATCGTTGGTATTTTCATAAGATGCTCCTTTTTGTATCGCGGCATGACGCCGCGGGATTATTTCTTGATAAGGATAACCGGGCGCACGCCATAGACAAGGCCAGCATAGCGGCAGTCCGCAAGGCCGTCGTAATCCACAAGGGCGAAATGCGCCGCAGAAACATCTTTCTTGGTAGCGTTTCGCAGCCAGTACCAGCGAGTGTCGTCCTCCAAAGTGGCAATGCGGTTCTTACAAACCTTCATGCACGGCAGTTGGAAGTCATCGTCCGGCTCGAATTTGTTGTAGAACTCATCGTGGCCGAAGATCATGCCGTAGGTCGGAACAGACAGCTCGATGAGGCGGTTCTTGATGAACTCGGGCAATTCGGGTCTGAGTTGATAATAGAGCCTACGATTCAGCGCCGAATCCGCGAAGCCGCCTTTATTCGTATCCTCGTCGTTCATGGTGCCCTCCATGACACAATCCTCAAACATCAGAAGTAAACCGCGCTCGTCGTCGCGGACAACTGTCAGGATTTGCGAGCCGAAGGACTTGGTGTGAATGAGAATCTCGTCTCCAACGGTCAGGTCGTTCACAGAAGCATCCATAGGGACTTTACGCATAATAAGCATAGTAATTGTTCTCCTTTACAAATATAATCCAGCTACGATTTCAGTCATTTCACGTCCGACTGAAAAGACAAGCGCCGGGGTGGGTGTTATCCCATTGCAGCGAGCGCATTCATCGGCTCCGGCCATGGCAGCCTCCATCTCAGCGTAGAGGTCGCTTAAAATATCAAGCGCTGCGGATTGTGGTTGCGCTACGAATTCCTTGCGGATTTCATCAAGGGCCCAGCGGCAGCAGCTTCTATACATTGCTTCATATCGTGGCCAATTTTTAGCTGGTTCGAAATAGTTCTCGTTCGTGAATTGGTCGAGTATCTGTAATTCAAGTGCGCGGTTCATGCTCCGTACCACTTCATGAATTTCTCAATCACAGGATAGCTGTTGATGGCGTCGTTGCCTTTGAGAGTGATTTTTACGGTGTTCTTCGAATCGTTCAGAAGGTCTACCGCAATAGCGCTGCTTTTGACCTCGTTGGAATATAAAAGATTGAATGTCTCACACAACTTCTCGAAGAAATCATACGACTCCTTTCGGCTGGTACATTCAACCATGACAATGACCTGATTCATCCGTTTTCTCCTTTCTTCAAAAATAAAACCAAAAGGGTACCTTAGTACCCTCTGGCTACAAGAGTGTTAATCATGTCGTTAATCATCCACACAAAGAAAGCGACCTCGACGGTTCCGGCCAAAACAGTAACAACTATCTCGTTGAAAGTCTCAGCTCCAAGGACCCGGCAACACATTTTCTTGAGTTTCTTGACGCTCATTTTTATCACCTCCATAGTAGGCTATGAAAAAATTGCGTAACCATAAAAGAGAAGACCCCATGTTTCCACAGGGTCTTAGCTCTTACTTGTTGGACTCGGTCAACTCCGAGACGGGGTTCGCTGACTTTTCATCCATCTCGCTTATCCACGACTTCATGGTTGCGTACTGCCCCAAAGCGGAGCCAGCGGCACATAAAGCCATGGATAATACGGTAAAAATAGCGGTCAGATTCATCTTTGGTCTCATAAGTTACCTCCTTTCCACATAAGCAAGTGATTTTTTTGCGGACTCGGCATTTTTTATCAATACTCTCCCCAATATTTAGGCTTGGGCATAATCTTGTAGTCCATAGCCACAATCGGTCTGCCATTGTCATCGAGCTGACCGCTGAAATCCAGCTCGAGCAGATTGTCAGTGCCAAAGCCCATGGCATCACCCGGCTTGATCTCATCCAGGCCAATTTCGCCATAGAACTCATTCAGGCTTTTCCAATCGCTGGACATGGTGATGTCGTAGTTGATTTCGTTTACGGCGGCCTGAATCTTGTTGATGGTTGACTTAAATTTGCGTCCGGAGAAGCAATCATAGATGATAACGTCATCGGGCTCAACCAGTGAAATATCATTCTGCGCAGGAGCCGCTGCAATACGGTCCTTGGCGATGGCCTGCTTGATTTCAGCGTTCTTCTCCTCGCCAACAGTCTCAACTACTTTGTCCTGGTATTCTTTGAGTGCTGCCGAGCTGACGGAGTACAAAGAACTCAGAGCCGCGTTGCGCTGAAGGTTAATCGAGTTGGCGCCAATGGCGCAGGCAATCGTGAGGCCGGCCATGCACGCAGTCGGCACATAGCACTTCCAGCATTTGCCGACAACTTCTGTCACTTTGAGTTTCTCACTTTTACCTGCATAGGCACGGTTCAGCTTTTCTTCTTCAAGAATTGCCATGGCCTTGGGCGTCGCGCGAACAGCCATAATTGCGGTCGTCACTACGCCTGCGGCGGCGAGTCCCGTAAGAATCGTCGGCGACTGACGTTCGACAAATCTGACAGTTTCACGAAATGCCTGTTCTACGAACTTACGATTGAGTTTCATTCAAAAGTCTCCTTTGCTGAAAAATTTAAAACAAAAAGAAACAGGACGAGATTCGAACTCGCGACCTCCCGAATAACCGGGCGCTCTACCAACTGAGCTACATTGTTTCCATATTACCACCTGCGATTTTCGCGCCGTTACAAAGTCTTTCGGTCAAACACAGTCTCCCAACGTTCCCGTTTTAAAGGTTTCATTCGCAGCCGCCACATCACTTGGCGCACATTCACAGTAGGATATAGATTGCCTGTTGGTTCAGCCGCATACTCGTTGAAGAAATCTTTAAAGCCGGGTGCTAAATACAAAATATCGCATAGCCACGGGTCTATCTCGGTCCAATACGTATGCTTTGTTTGAGCATCGTATCGTTGTTGAATTACACTTACTCCTTTATATCCAATTTTATATAAAGTACAGGTATTATAAATAGGATGATTGCAATGATAGGTTTCGCCGAACATAGTTGTGTAATATTTTGGCTTTTCGGTAAAATATCGCATATAAAAGAAAAGACTCCCCGCTTATTCAGCAGGGAGTCTAACTCCTTATGTTATTTGTTATTTTTCGGGCCTTTGCTCTCTGGTTGCAAATTTCAGGAGAGCCTCTTTATTGCGCATGGTTTCTTCGGCGTGTTCTTTTGCGGCATTGGATACAGTTTTGCCAGCTACAATAGCCGCTGCACCTGCAAAAATAATTTTAATAAGATTATTCATAATTGCACTCCTTCCTGTGCTACTTCTTAATTGTATCATAATATGTGCTAAAAATAAAGACCCCATGTTTCCATAGGGCCTGTAACCTCACTTTCTAATGAATTTCATAAATCCTCCGGTGACATCCCGGAATGTCTTCGAGCAGAACGTACCAGTTTCTTCGAATTTGAAGCCGGCCTTGATGAAACAGCCATACGCTGCGAGCTGAAGTCCGAGCGATAGAGCGTCGAACGCCAAACGCGCCCCAAAATTGATTTTGCGTTCCTTCGCTTCGGCCTGCGCCTGACACATAGCATCCATATGCTCTGCACCTTTCTGACGGGCTTCCGTTTCGGTTTTCGTTTCCTCAATCCGAAGTTTGTACAGCGATTCGAGCTCTTTGACTCGTTTCTCGCGGTCTGTTGCTTCCAAGTCAGGCAAAGCTTTCAAACTCTCCTCGATACGTTTGTTCAACAGTTCCGAATTGGTGTCCATTTGAATTTCTCCTTTCAAAATTTAATGGGTTCCATATAAGCAAGTGAAATATCAGCGTAAAAAGAAAAAACCTATGTTTCCATAAGGTCTTTTTGCGAAATCAGTTATTTGTTTGTAACAGCTTCCATGAATGTATCGTACCCACCCTGCATAAGCGCTTGGCCTTCATCATCCTTCGCATAAAAATCTGTTTCGCTTGCACCAATTGTCAGCACTCCCGCGATAGTAGCGGCGGCACCAATCAAAAGCGACGCAAGACCAAAATTCTTTAGCTTGTGATTTCCAAATGCAATTTGATCTACAGTTTTTACGAACTTCATAAATAATCCTCCAAAAAATATAATTTGGATTTCTCCATATAATGCGATATTATTTACGCGGAAGAAAATCTTCTCTTTTTACTTTCAGCATAATGTAGTCCTTACTGATGAAATCGCCGCAGTCGGGCTTCAAAGCCATAAAACAAAAAGGACCATCCTCATCCGAACGGTCCACTCGAAGTTCGCCTACCAGATACTTTCCTGCAAACACATGAATTGTCCACGCGCTTCCAATGATGAGTCCGATCGCGCAGGCAGTGAACCCGCAAATGAAATAACCAATACTGAATCCCATAATGTTCTCCTTTTAAACTGTTTTTCTGAATTTTCCTCCCCGTGATTTTTATGATATGAATTTACCACCTCTTTCCGTAACCTGAGTCCTTAAAAATATAAAAGAAAAGACCCCGTGTTTCCACGGAGCCCAACTCCTTAATACAGCTTTACGAGATACGACCTACCATCTCTCATAAGGGCAGCCATGTTCAGGCAATCGCGCACGATGATCTGGTTCATCATACAGACGGCTGAGTAAGAATTCGAATATTCTTCCTTCGTAAAAGTCACCTCAACGACTTTGTCCGGAATCTTCTTGAATTCCTCAAGAGCCTTCTGTCCTGCTTTCAGATACTCTCTGTGCGTAACCTTTTCAGGCAGTCCATTAACAGGGTTAAGTTTCATAGTGTATACCTCCATTAAATAGTATTCCATATTACAAGCTGCCAATTTCGCGTAAAAAGAAAAGACCGCCTGTTACAGCGGTCCGGTTCTTAACCTCTGGCGATATGCCAACGTCGAGAGAATGAGTTATCATCAACACTCTTATGCAATGCGACAGCAGCCCTCTGACTATACCGCCGTTCGTTATTGTAATCTCCATTCTCATGAGCTTCTTTACTCAATCTTTGCAGACCACAAAAGTCAGCGCGATACATCATCTTGACGATGCCGTCCTTATTAGGTTGATGACATTTCAAAATATCAATCATCATACACATCACCTCCATATAACCACCTGTTAATTCCGCGCCTGACTTAAATGCCAAAAGAATTTACGATAGCGGTCATAGTACATGTCTTTCGATGCAGGCATGTCTAACTTAGTTTTGAGATATGCATAACCTAGATTTGAAGTGACTGCTTTCACTATATACTCGGACAAGTCAGGGTCTGCCAGCTTCGCACACTCATGCACCAACTCCATTCGCTTGAGATAATAGAGTTTCTTCTCAGCGCAGGCCGCAGTCATGTCCGATACTCGATTCGTAGGAGAGATACGTTCGTGGCCCCCATTTTGAGCCATAGCGTCGACCTCTGCGTAAGATTTCTTCCAATTCGGATATTGGAGACAGAAATGTTTGAGCTCGTAATACCGATGCTTATCAATGTGATACTTGCTTTTATGCGAAAGTTCAGCTCTAATGACAGTCGACATAACGTTCTCCTTTCCATACGTATCCTGTTTCTTCCCACAGTTTTCTCGGCGAAATGTAGAAGTTGATACGTCCGAGCTTTGAATCGATGTTTTCGACTTTGGTAACTGCCTCTCCGTCTCTTGTAGCGACACCGATAGGCAACCATCCGGCAATGATACCGGCGCGAACCCATGCCGCGTCTTTCCCGTAGACCTTAGCCACCACAGAGACCGGAACCGAACCGGTTCCGAATTCAGGAATAGTCATAGGTGCTCCTTTCTTATTCCATGCAGGTTGAGTATATCCAAATAAGTCTGCCATAATTTGGATGACTTTAATCTAGCATAGAGTTTCGTCACCTGTGTCCTGAACTAACAAAAAATGAAAGTTTTCGACAGCGTAGGAGTTGACTATTCCTACACTTTAGAATATAATGGCCGTAAAGGAGGCGCTGACAATGTTAATCAAATGTACAGAATGCGAGCTTCAAGTTAGCGACAAGGCCGTTTTATGCCCTCACTGCGGCTATCCCTTAAAGCCTGAAGCTACTCGCATCCGCAAACCTCGTAGCAATAAAAGAAAGCGCCTGCCCAATGGATTCGGACAAATATCCGAAATCAAAGGACGAGCGCTTAGGAAACCTTTTCGAGCTATGGTAACTGTAGGTAAGACCCAAGAAGGTCGGCCTATCTGTAAACTTCTAAAACCAGAATCCTATTTTGAAACATACAATGATGCCTATCAGGCCCTCATGGAGTATAATAAGAACCCATTTGACTTTTCAAAAGATATAACCGTAAACGAGCTATATGATAGATGGTCCGCGGAGTTTTATCCAAAAAGAAAGAGCATTGCGACGTACAAGTCAGCGTGGAAATATTGTTCTTCTATCGCAAATCTTAAAGTCTCTGAAGTTAGAACGCATCATGTTCGATACTGCATGGAGCATGGAACCGTCACTGTAAAAGGCTCGGAGCGTACTCCAACACTTGACATGCAACGATATATAAAAATGTTGTTGTCACTTATGTTCAAATATGCTATCCTAAATGAGATTACAGATAAAAATCCAGCCGCGATTGTGACGCTTGAGACCAAGACCGATGATGAGATAAAAAGCCACATCAACTTCACGAATGAGGAAATGGAAAAACTCAAGGATGCCATTGGTAAAGTTGAACATGCGGATTTGCTATACGTTGATTGCTATTCTGGATGGCGTCCAACCGAACTATGCGAACTCTTACTCGAGAATGTCGACTTGGATAATATGACATTCACAGGTGGGAAGAAAACAAAAAGCGGCACAAATCGAGTAGTTCCGATACATCCAAACATCCAAGAAATTGTAAAGCACCACTATGCTGAATCGAGAGCTCTAGGCAGCAAATATCTATTTTCCGCACCCCGAGATAAGTCTAAACATGACTATTTCATATATTATGCCAAATATTTAGACTGGTTCCAGCTTGTCTGCAAAACGCTCGATTTTGGGAAGCATTCCCCTCACGATTGTCGCGTTCAGTTCGTCACAATGGCTAAACAACACGACGTAAACGAATACGCGATCAAATATCTTGTAGGCCATTCCATCAAAGATTTGACAGAACGTGTCTACACAAAAAGAACCAATGAATGGTTAAGAACTGAAATTGAAAAAATAAAATAGAATGAAAGACCTGCTGGAAATTAGTGTATGGAATGTGTACGAATAATTCGCATTTTCCACACTCTAACCAAATCCAACAGCTTTCATTCTATCGTATGTACGTCTATTTACAGTTTATACGAATCATGTTTTCCTATATACTGTAACAAAGTGACGACATACCATCGTCAAACAATTTCAAAAATGTAGGAATAAAGTACGAATTGCCTACATTTACTGGCTATTACCCGCGCCGTTCTGCTTGTTGTAGTTCGCCGTACTGATGCCCAGCAGAACCCCAAGGAAAGTATCGACAGCCGTAATGGTGCCGACGATTTCCTCACCGTAGGGCAGGCCCCAAATCTTGGCAACTGCGAAATACAGCGTAGCCAGAGCGGGCAGCAGATACTGTGCCACCCACTTCAGAATATCATATGTCTTGTTACTCATTGTACACTACTCCTTCTTATTTATCAATAGGATAATCATGCATCGGAAGTGCATCTACCTGTTTCATTGCCTTATCTCCCGTCCCGTTGCCGTGACAGGCATGATATGGCAGGTACAGATAATCATGTAGGTTCTCGTACTCGTCACGAGTGATATACCCTCGGGCTACATACTTGTCCGAAAGACATACGATGCGGTCATGTGCCAGGCCGAGCGTAAGCTTATTCCAGTTATTGGTACGTTCGCTCCTGTATTGCAGGAAGCTCCAGAACCCACCGGAGGCCAGCACAGTGACTACTACCGTCACAAGCGTTTGAATCCATGGTTCCATTTTGATTCACCTCCGAATCATACACTCACGATGATGAGCTTTTTGTTTTTCACATAGACCTTCTTATGGAATAATGTCTCATATAATTCAACGATACCCTCTCGCTGCTGACGAGACAGACATTTGTAGTAATTGCCCATCCAACCCTTGAACATATTTTCTACATTCTCGTATGGCATTTTGCCCTGCTCAACCTTAACCGCAAGTTTCTTGAGCTTTCTGCGCATAGTTGTTACGCGCTTTGGGTTGATGCGTTTGATTACTCTGCCGTCTCTCGTCAGGGAATACTTCATCTGCAAATACTTGTATGTGCTGCTGATTTTCACAATTCTTGTTTTCTTCCTGTTCATGTGTATCCCTCGTTCTTCCGCAATGGCCGTTATAGCCTTCAATAAGAACTCAAGATACTCTTTGGACGGAGATATGACATAGAAGTCGTCGCAGTAGCGCCCGTAGAACTTTACACCGCAGACCGTCTTTATATAGCTATCGATTCGGTTCGGGTAGTAGACACCTACCGCCTGCGAAATCTGGTCGCCCATGTTGACGGACTTAGGCATGAATCTCTCGCCAGTCAGCAGTTCTTTCGGAACTTCCCGATAGGCCAGTTTATTGAAGACAGCTCCCATGCAGCATTCGAACTCAGCGTCATCCATATAAGAGACATCGATTTCAAAGCCTGCGAATATAATGCCAAGGGGCCATTCGACAAAAGGGTCGTGATTCACTAACCCCGCCAGGTCCTCTTTTGCAATTTCGTGGATAATATTGTCGTAGAATTTACTGAAATCTCCGAACAGAATATAACCGTCATTGCCGTAGGACTCATAGTATTTGTGCAGGTGAATTTCAAAGCGTTTCCGCTGTAGACCGATTCCACGGTCCTTTAACGATGCGCAGTTATCGTAAATGATTCTTTTACGAATTTCCGGCATCAAGACACAATCGCATAAGGTGTGACGTATCACACGGTCTCGTACAGTCAAAGAAGTAATCGGGCGTATCTTTCCGCGCTCATGCAATTCAAACTCCTGGGTAGGGCCGTTGACCAGCGTTCGATTCCTCAAGTCATCCTGTATAGAGAACAACTCGGTGAGATAATCGAACATGAAATGCTGAGTCGAAGGCTTCCATTTTGAAGTGTTGACCGCTTTCAGATAGCCCGAATACAGGTTGTTGGCGTCCGTGATAACAGATTCGCAATGCGTCAAATTATTCACCGTTATAACAATACTTACCGTAGTAAATTGTTTCAGGCTTTAGTATTTATCCCACTTGCAAGGGAATGGACAGTCCCTCCTTCCTTATCAGTAGTAGCTGAAAGGAATCCGGGCGCACGCCATTGACATTGCCAGCATTGTTGTAGTTCGCATTGCCGTTGTTATTCACATTGGCGAAATTCGTCGCAGAAACGACACAGTTAGGGGCTGCCCAGGAATCGCTTGCAAAATCGGTTATCACTTTTGCGCCAACGTTTTATCAAGTCGATTTCTCGATTGATAGCATTGGAATATTGGGCGTAGTCATTTACGTCCACGTCAAAAGTATCGACGACACTCTGTATTTCTACAGTGAGTTGCCGACAGGCAGCTAAGGCATGGGTTTGGTAAGCGCGCCGTTGGTTGTATTCGCTCAAGTTTTTTGGATAAATAGCGTTAGCAGCACTAACGTCCTGCACTACAGAGGCCGCAAAACGCACAATGGCGCCGCGGTACTCGTCAAGCAGGCACTCATACTTGTCACGGTTTTCTATGTTATCCTTTCCAAGAATATATTTCCTTCTTGCGATAGACCCAACGTCCCGGATTCCAAAATTCCGTAGAACCAATTGGTTGAACATATCACGCATAACATGTGCATGGTAGACAGCCTCAAATTTGGATACGGGTCTATCGCTTGCCAAAACGCTCATGGCTTAGTAATCCTCACCGGTGAGCTCTTTGAACTCATCCTCGGTAATCCAGCCCTTCTCCACGGCGTCACGCACGCGGTCGAGGGACCAGACCTTGTAGACCTTATAGAACTTTTTGACCATTTCATACTTCGGGGAATGTTTCATTTTGATTTCCTCCTTACAGCTCTACGCCGGTCATCATGGCCAGATACTCGACATCCGAACGCAGTTTAACCGACGCGCGCTCAGAATCCGTAATATCACGCAGAACAATCCAATACTCGTCGGCGTTCTTCGTGACCTGCACACACTCCATGTACGGGTGGGTCTCTTTGACCTCGCCATCGTCAATGATGACAGGAGAGCAGATGTCGGCAAAGGTGTCCTTGCTGACCTCCATCCGGGTGATAAAGTTATTGCCGTTCAGTCGGGCCTCCTCGATAACGAGGCCGCTGGCAAAGGTAAGGGTATACTTACGATCTTCCATGGGAAAATCCTCCTTTTATCTCAAGATTCCACAAGCGGCGCCGCAATGGTGCGGCGCGATTACGCTACGCTGATTACGAAGTACGGGCGCACGCCACGGACACTGCCAGCAGCGCCGTAGTCCGCAGGGCCGTAGCCACTCACATTGGCGAAATACGCCGCAGAAACGACATCACGGAGCCAATACCACTGACGATTCAAGATGTAGCGCGGTGCCATACGGAACAATGCGAACTGAGACTTGCCGGTCGTGTAATTAGCCGGAACAATCGAACCGTCACTAACAGGGGCGAACACAGCATTGCCATAGACCATACGCTCACTCATCAATTCAACAGTGGAATCGAACCATGCGCCACCACTCGGACGACCATTGGATACAGCATTGCAGAAGTAGTCACGATGCGTAGTAACGAGACTGCCAAACGCCGCAGCGATGGCAGTCTTGGCCTGATCGAGACCGCTTTTATACATCAGAGAGCCGACATAGCCGCCCTCAGTCGTATGAGCCTCATTCATCTTGCCGGTATAGAGTTGAGTGTCGGGCACGATGACCAGATGATGACTGGTAAAATCGGTATCGCCGCAGCGCAGGAAGTAGTCCATGTCTGCAATACGCCAAGTCACGTCATTGTTGACCCAATAGTCGCCGATGTACAGGTTGTCGAAGGAGCCGTCCTTGATAGCCGCCTTCTGGGCAAAGCTTACACCGCCGCCGAGGTTCTTACCCCGGAACACGTTGCAGTGATTGATGGGAGAGATGAGACCAGCCAGCTCAACAGCCACCCAAGAGGCAAGCGCTTTTCTGGTGCCCTGCGCGCCGTCCAACAGAAAAACATCATTTTTCGCAACACGGTCGGTTTCAGGATAATCTACAATTTTAGGCATTTCGAAGTTCCTCCTTTTAATACATGTAACTGAATGTGAGATCGGTTACCACTGTAGTGGACCAATTTCATATGGTAACGACAATTTTAACGGTGCTTCCACTATAAGAAAGGTCCACCAGCATATTGTTATACCATTCAGTGCTGCTGGTTTCCTCTTTCCAAATACACGATCTATAGTTTATCACTCTTCCGGTTGCCATACCGAGAATTGGCCATTATTCTGTTGCCGTTGTAATAACCCTCCGGTAAGGTAATCATCTGACCAGGATTTAAAACCTTAAAGCAAAAATCGTAACTGACGCAACAGGGCCGGGCTCTGGCCCTGCCCCGGCCCAGCCCGAAGCAGCCGCACAGGACAAGGCCGCAGACGCTCCCAAAGAGGAACAGATTGTTTATATCAAGCTGTCCGACGCCAGATATACACCGAACGGTAAGGGGGCAGGTTGTTGTGGGGCTGACCTTCACCCGCTGGACGGGTCGTAAGTCCTGTGTTGTCGTACTTGTCGTATGGATGAGTTGGTGCATATTGCTCTAATGAGCCACTGTATCCGGATTGGATTTGAATCGCCCATCCGTGGAGCTGATGCTGATGGGCCGGAATCTCTGACACAGCGAGCGTATGCTGTGCTTCGCCGCCCTCGCTGCCCACGGGGTAGGTATCGCTGGCCCCCATCAGCATGCGGTTCTGCACCTGCACCCAGCTTGTGCCGGGCCAGCTGACGGCGGGGTTCGTGGGGTTCTCTGTCTGCAAGTAATCGCCGATCCTGTACGGGCATAGAGCGGCCATATTTTGCACGATCATGTTCCACACCGCCTTTCGGCAATCTGCGGCTTAGAGTGCCCCCCTGCAAAATATCGTTTATTCGTCATATTGCACAATACCTCCTTATGCGATGCGCCGCTTGACGCACGACCATTCGCAACGGCGTTGGGGGCTGTCATAATTCGCAGCAGGTCGTCTCTACTGGGTTCTTTACTGGTTTCAAAGTACGGATTATTCGCTGCTCCACTCATTGGCTCACCTCCAAAACAAACACCGCTGCGCTCGTCGGCGCTGCGTTCGCATAAAACTTGACCACCCCGGCTCCGGGTTCCAGCGCGGCTACCATCCGCACTGCATCCGTAACTCTGGTTCGGTCACTTACAGCAATCCGGCTGTTTGCCGTCATCCCTGCCACCGTGACGGTGGCGCAGGTGGTGTAGTTGCTCGTGCTGCCGTCGTCCCAGGACACCGTGTAATCACCGGTAGTCCAGGCGCTGGCTTCCACCGTAACCTTCACCGGCTTGGGCAGTTTTGCGTCGATTTGGGTCTTATCGTAATAATTCGCAAACTTACTGCTTTCACCAGTGTCCTTCCAGACACCCGTGTCGCTGTCCCACACCCAAATGGTATCAGTATTGCCCACAATGGCCCAGTTGCCGTCATAACCGGTATCGTGCGCGGCGTAAAGTGCCTCGTAATTCGGGTACCAGCCTACCGCGCCCTGGCTGACCTGCTGGGCCAGCGCGGCGTAGTATTTTGCGTTGTCCATGCCCTCACCAGGGCGGGATGCTGTATCACCCACGGCCCAGCTGCGGGCCTCTTTCGCACTGGCCGCAGCGGCCGTGGCGTTGGCAGGGGCGGCTTCGATAGCCGCGAGATTTTCGTAAGCACTTTGAATTGCGTCTTGGTTATCTTTTACAATTTGGGCACTTTTTGTAACCTCATCTAAAATTTCGCGAAGAGTTTTGTACTCGTCACTGCTGGTAATTTTGGTCATTGGTACCGGATTACGGTCGATATCCAGTCTTAAGGAAGCAGTAGAGGCTGTACCATCCTCTGTTAGAACTTCAAGCACCGGGTACACCGCTCCTTCATGAACAGTCATTTGACGAGTGATTGCCAGATATACCACGTTTCGTTCTGCATTAACCCCGAGAGCAGGGTTATAAACATAATGCCCATCTCTCTTATCCATACGAATGTTCACGTCAGCATTTGTCGGAACGGTCCAAGGTTGACCGCTCTTATACAAACTAACCGCCAGCACACTGACAGTATCATCGTACTGCACCAAATGTACCGGCTGTTGAACTATGCGTAAGTCGAAATCCGCTCGTGCTTTTTTAACAATCGCACCGTCTGGTGGACTATAAGTGGCTATTGCCATTGCAGGGTCAACCTCCTTATGTTATAGATTTACCGTTGATGTGAAAGTAACCGTCACCGGCACCATCGATACCCATTTCAATTTTCACATCACCAGCGGCGTTACTAATAGCAATGGCACCCCCGGAATATTGGCCGGCCATTGTTACGTTGGCAACCATTTCATTCGTATTGCGTGCCGCAGGACCGTATAGGACCAAACGACCGACTGCGTTGCTAGAACCCCAGGTGGACATAAATGCGCCCATGTGCCATTTTCCGTCGTTGGTTTTGCGATACATCTCGATTCGAGCATCGTCTATGACACACTTACTTTCGGCAATAGCAGACGTCAGTTTGCCAATAATATCAACTGCACCAGTGGAATTGATTTTGAAATTATCAGTGTCAACGATTAGACCACCGTTAAATGTCATAGTACCATTATCTAAATCGGCTGCAAACCTTCCGTTCGAGGACGCTAGAGTACCGGATTTAATAACGTTGGCGTTGAGGTTGCCGGTTGTAATAAAATCAGCATTTATGGCACCGTCCATAGTTGCGGCTAATCGATACGGACCATTGTACCCGGTGGAAGAATATCCCCATCCAGACAAGTTCCACCGCCATACCTTAGTTGCTTGCGAGATTAACGGCTTGTCCATTACAAGAATTTCGTCAGGTATATCACTTCCTGTCGAACTATGCATGACGACATAACCGCCAAGATTGCCGGTGATCAGCTGTGTAGCCCGGTCGATTGCCCTCTCTAAATCAGTGCGAGTCTTGTTCACTGTTGTCGCTACTGTTTTACCCATATCCGCAACTGTTGTTGCAAGATTGCTGCGGGCATCCCCAAGTTCTACTTTGTCATAACGATCGAGAATAACGTTATACACAGTCGTTATGCATTTTGATTCTGCGCTAACGCCAAGTCTTGGAAACAGAACATGAACAGTGTCACACAAACATACTCGTTCAAGCAGCGCCATATCAGCGTATTCAGCGGTTTGCTCAAGTTGAGCAAAACTCAAAGAAAGACTAACTTTAGGCACGCCTACCTTATTAGAAGTAATATAGGCAAGAGCCCTTTGACGAAGCTGGTCATCCGTGGGTTTATCCTCAAAATCTTGACTAACATCCAGTGTGAGAATCCTGACAAAGTCATAATTCCCATTGGGAACGTTGACAACCGGGCTTCCGGATATTTGGGTCACATTATGGTCAGTATCGACCCAATACGGATAAACTCCTGTATACACTGACGCACAATTTTCTTCCTGCGTCAGGTCTGTTAGGTTCTTACCATATCGAATTGTAACCCCCCTATCGGTCCCGCGCCTGCTGTGCAATTTTACAGCGGTATTATCCCACTCATACTCTCCACCATAGACATCAAGAATACTTCCATCTACTCCACCGAGAATACTTCGCAACGAACTTGGAACGCCAAAGGAAAACTCAGAACGGGTTTGAATGTCGGTCCAGAAAGTAAACGGGCAATCTGTAACTACATGATTTTTCAGCTGAGCTAATGCCTCTGCCGCACTGGACGCACTACATGGCGCTACCGGAGTACCGCTAAGGTCGTAACTAATATGCTCGGCGTTGATAACGACCTGTCCATTGATGGGTTTGCTGATTTTATAAATGCGAAAATACTGAGGCTGCCCATACGGATTCGGTTTGGCATAAATAAGACCGCGCAAAGCGATAGCTGAATAATGCTGACCGGTAATCGGATATGTCATTTCCAATTCGTATGCACCGTTGCGTTCTTCTGTAACAGTACAAGTAAGGGCGTCCGGAAGGACGCCGATACCATTACCAGACAGACCAGTTGTGCCATCGTAATATCTCGGATAGCTCGTTTTTATCACCTCTTAGCAGTTCATTTTGAATAAATCACAGTGTCCACCAGCGCGGAGTGATGTGACAAGAAGTTATATCTCCAGTCCAGCTGATTTGTGATTTACCAGAAGAAAGCGCCGGGAACTCCGGCGCCGTCAAGTATTTATTCAGATTCGTATTGTTGTAGTAGGCATCTTGCAAATTGCAATCAATGAATATAGGGCCAGTGTATCCGGAAATACTCATTTGCACGCCTGCGATTTCCAACTTGGCAGAACCTGTAAGATTCAAACGCACAAGCGGAAGTGCAGGGCAATTCGTGAGATTATGGAGATACATGCCGTTTGTCACAGCAATTTCCTCTTCCCCAATCTTGAGAAAGCGTTGAGGCCAGCAATCAAACTCAAGAGTGGCTTCTCCGCATTTTGAGAACATATCGACGTCCCATTCAGCCTTTCCAGAATACCTTGCCATCCGGTATTCATTAGGATGATAACTGTCCTCGAGACGCATATACCCAATAGCAGTTAGTAGCCACTCGCGAATTGCATCAATTCGGTCGAAAGTCGTGTGCCCAAACAGCCCAACCTTATAAGGTAGAGTAACGTTTTTGTAACGACCGTTATCGACCGTCAATGCACCACTACGGCCTGGAATTTCCAACAACTCGACATCCCGCTCCGGAAAGTTGTACGTTTCACCGCCGTTAATATACAAATCGAAATCAGCGCTACTGTGACCGTTAAAGACAAAATACTGTTTCATTCCCACATTGCTCCTGTCCGTTCGACTTTGTGCTGAACTTTTTCCATGACGATATTAGCCAATTCGTTCACATCTTGACCTACTGCACCATAGACGTTTATGGTCATCGGACCGTATTCGACGGTTTTACCGCCATTTTGATTGCTAGAGGCAGAATCAGAGCGACTATCATCCATCGAATTGGATACAGCATTTACACGATTGATAGAGCCGGTCAACGACAAAGTATGCGGAGCAGTCATGAGACCGTTCAGTGCCGTGACTCCAGATTCAACGTCGGACAAATCAATGACCGGGCGAATCGTCGGGGTAGCATCGATGCCATTGTTGACCAAGTCCATCAAACTTTCAAGGGCAAGCGTTGTGGAGTTCACAGCAGTGTTTCCGAGTTCGCTTCCACTCTGAGACACCTTGCTCACCATCTTGTGCATAGCCTGGATGTAACCCTCGCCAGACATTTCACCGAGCCAGGCAAATTCCTTGGACGGAGAATTGATGTCTAGTGCAGACTTTGCGGCATTAAGAGCACTTCGGGCCAAATTAGCAGCAGACTCAGCAGCAGACGGAATTTTGGACGTGATAGCATCTATAAAACCGCTGATGGCATGAGTACCTGCTGTCAAGAAATCCGTCCGCATAGCGTTGATTTTACTGATACAAGCAGTAATCAGATTTTCAACGGTACCTACGGAAGCAGCTTGCTTACTCGCAAAGCCGTTGCTCACGTTTGTTGCCGAACCATTACCAGAAGAATAGAAGTCGCCCTGCCTATTTTGAATGCTTTGCAGGGACATATTCATCGTGGCGTTCACAGCGTCGACCGTGGAAGTGTTCTGAGAGATACCAGCACCTAAAGCAGTAGCTAAGTAAGAGCCGGCGTTCAGAAAATCGTTATACTTCTGGTTCGCCGATGAAACTGCATTGGTCAACAAAATCGTTACAGTAGTAGTCAAAACTTCCGATTGGAGAAGCATACCATCTGATAGTGCAGTTGCTAGCGATACACCTTCTGAATTGAAACTATTTGCATAGCCAGAAATAATTTCAAGCAACGAACTCAACGAAACCTGGAGATTAGTCCCGGCCTCGTTAAGAAGATTGAATCCAGATGTAATCGATGCAAAGTTGATGCTCGAAAATTCCGAAATAGAACTTCTGACAGAATCCAAAGTTGAAACATACCCATAGCCGAAGCTAACCCCGGCCATTGATTCAAGTCCAGTAGCTAATTTTTCAAGGTTTTCGCCAAGATTGCCGGAAAACGAAACGTTATTCCAGGCAGAAATCGAAGCAGCAAGCTCTTTAAGAGGTGTTACTATTGCCGAAATGGACCACCCACCGAATGCTGAAAAACTAAATGCTTCTACACCTTTAGCAAGTGATTCTAGGTTGGATTGCATATTAGTTGGAAGCGAAACATCGGTCCATGCCTTTACGGAATCAGCTAGTTCTTTCAGGGGACCGACAACTGCGGAAAGTGACCATCCGGCTAAAAAATCTGGCCCGAAGGACGAAATCCCAAGAGCAAGATTTTGAAGGTCCGTCCTCATGTTTTCCGGGATGGAAACATCTGCCCATTTTTTTACAGCTTCTACAAGAGAGGTCAATCCCTCCGAGACTGGATTGAGAACAGAGGCTCCAAGTCCACTAAAGGTAAACGAGGTGACACCAGTTGCAAGCCCAGAAAGTTGAGTTCCCAATGTGTCTGGGACCGTAACACCAGACCATTCCTTTACAGAAATAGCTAGTTTTCCAAGAGGTTCGGCCAAAGTTGCGATTGCATTAGCCCCCATCCCTCCAAACATGAATCCATTCACGCCCGAAGCAAGAGAACCAAGTTGCGTTCCGATATCTTGCGGAACAACAACGTCGGACCATTTCTTTACAGAGTTAGCCAAATCGCCGATTGGTTTAGCAACAATCGCAATAGCATCAGCTCCGGAACCAGCGAACATAAATCCGTTTACACCTGAAGCTAAATTTCCTAACTGTGTAGCGATTCCAGTCGGTACGGTAACATCTGACCATTTCTTTACAGAATCGGCGAGATCGCCGAGGGGTTTAGCCATTTCCGATATCGCAGATGCTCCAAAACCTGAAAATGTAGCAAGCAATCCCCCACCGGAAATTTCGCTTAATGCTGCACCCATTGTGGCAAGACCTGTTTGCGCATTTTCCCACGGAATCTCACTAAACTTTATAAAAGCGTCCGCAAGATTGCTAAGTCCTTGAATAGCTATAAGCAGCGAACCGCTACCGATAGCACCGGCAATTCCGGCAAGAAGACCATCCGCCGCAGTGATTATAGCAATCTCGGATAGTGCACTGCCCATAAAACCAAGGCCTTGCATACCTTGCTCCCAGGGAATTGACCCGAACTTTGCAAGTGCATCCGCAAGATCACTCAGTCCTTGAATTGTAAGCAATATACTGCCAGCTCCGAGTAATCCGGAAAAGCCAGCAATGACACCGAGAGCGCCCGAGAATAAAGAGACTTCAGCCAGTGCCCCACCCATGGCAACCAAGCCGCGTTGAATTTCTTCCCACGACATTGAGCCAAATTTAGCTAAAGCATCAACCAAAGGTTCCATTCCGAGAATAACGAGGTCTATACTTCCAGCGGCAAAAATTCCAGAAAAGCCAGCAAGTTTACCAACAGCAATAAGAGCGATACTAAGTTCGGCCAATGCACCGCCCATTGCGTCAATGCCCTGACTTGACTGCTCCCACGGTATACTTCCAAATTTCATAAGTGCATCGGCCAAAGGAGACAAACCGAGGATAACAAGGTCCAATGCCCCCGCCGCGAAGATGCTAGAAAATCCGGCAATTGTGCCAACCGCAATAAGAGCAACGCTAAGTTCTCCTATGGCTACGCCCATGGCAACCAAGCCGCGTTGAATTTCTTCCCACGACATTGAGCCAAATTTAGCTAAAGCATCAACCAAAGGTTCAAGAGATTGCACAACAACCAAAATTCCAGCACTTCCAAGTAAAGAAGAAAAGCCACCGAATTTTCCCAATACCGAAATCGCAACAACAAGTTCGGCCAATGCTCCGCCCATACCGACAAGACCATGGGCAATTTCATCCCAAGACAACCCGGCAAATTTAGTCATGGCATCACCAAGAATGTTGCAACTTTCGGCCAGCGCCAGCATAGCAACACTTGTGGTAAGACTGATCTTGACACCGTTAATTGCTTTAAGACCTAAGCATAATGCTGTTAGTCCGCCAGCTACTCCGGTAAGCCCTTTTCCGAGTTCTGGAAGCGAGAGACTGCCAAATTTACTCATGGCATCGGCAAGAATTTTCATGGATTCAGCCATCAGGACAATGCTAGCCCCGGCTTTAACCAAACCTTTAGAACCGTTAGATTGAAGAGTCTTTGTTATCGATTCTAAGGTCATGCTCAACATTTTGAAGAGTACGCCAATGGTCGTTACCGACTTTACAATACCGCCGAGATCAAGTTCAGAAATGGTCTTAAGAGATGCTGTAAGAATACCGATAGCTGCGGCAATCTCAAGTAATGCACTTGCTTTTATGCCAGTCGTGAAATTCTCTAGTGAATCGTGTAACGAATCAAAAATCCCTGAAACGCTCGACTTCAAGCCGTTCTCTTTTTTCTTATCGAACAGATTCGAGAAGAAGTCCTTGATTGACTTGGTTGCCCCCGACAGATTATTAGTTGCGTCTACAATATTCTTGCCAACAAGAATGCCGAAAATTGTACCAAGCGTTTGCCCAATCCCCATCAAGCTAACATTTTCTTTTGTCCAAGAAACAATTTGACTTAGAACTTCGCCGATTTTGGACGCAAGGGACCCTATGATAGAGCCGATACCACCGAGAACTCCGCTCAAACTAGAACTACCAGTCAAACTCGAAACGAAATTTGAAACGACAGTTGTAATCGAAGAGAGGAAAGACTCGAAGCTGCCTAAATCAAGATTTTCATTTAACGATGTCAAAAAATCTCCGATTTTAGCGGTAATATTGAGCAGCATATTCCCCAAGTCTTTCAGCCCACTTGCCCCGAGAAGCTTAGCAACAGCATCGCCAACTGTTCCTAGAATTTTCTTGAAAATGCTAAACACCGAAAAGATGCCGGAAAACGTACGCTTCAACTTATCTGCGGTTTCGTCGCCGATTTTCAGCTTAGATGTGAAGCTCTCAAGTGCGGAGGTAATATTAACAAGTCGCTCGGCGGTCATAGGTGGAAAAATATTGTCGAACGCCTCTTTAATCGGAATAACAACTGATTCAACCGCATCCCAGATATTCCAAATCGAATCGATTAAGTCCGTGCGTCCGCCTGCGTCTTTCCAGCTTTCAAGAATTTCATTTCTGATTTCGGCTCCCCCAGCAAAGACATCATACATTCGGTTGGCGAGTTCGGTCCACAAATCGGTTGCCTCATCGGCATTACCAAATATCAGTTCGAATGTCTTCATCCAGCCGGTGCTGACAGCGTCTTTCACGGATTCGATTGCATCTCCGAAAGTACGGGCCTTCTGAGCGGCTTCAAAGGCTTTTAACGAAAATTCGTCAAATGTGTAACCGAGAGACTTAATTGCCTCGTCTACGGAAATGCTTTCCTTCTCCGATTTTGAATGAATTTCTTCAATGATTTCGGAGACTGTCATGCTCCGCTTATTAGAAGCGTCCACAATTTCGGTTACGGCCTTAGAGTAATCATTGAAAACCTTCATCATGACGTCAGATGTAAGCCATGCGCCATCGGTCAACTGCGTTGTGAACTGGGATACATTGAACGCCGTGGCTTTTGCCCCTTGCGAAACGGCAGAGTAAGTTTCATCGCCATTATCTTTAAGAGTTCCGAGGGATATAGCCGCAGCAATGCACTTGCGACGAAATTCATCAGTGTCCATGGAAGCGTTCTGGATGGACTTGTAATCTTCCAAACGCATAACACCAGCGCCCATTGCCTGGGACAGCTGATACATTGCACGACTAGCAGTCTGAGCATTCTGTCCAGAAAGAGCCGCCCAGTTAGCAATACCCTCCATCGCCGTAACGGACTCGGTCAGATTTTTACCGGTGGCTGTGAATTTAGCAATATTTGCGACCATATCGGTGAAATTGTAGCTAGTCTCATCGGTGAAGGTGTTAAGTCGATCAAGCTCACGGTTGACATCCTCGAGCGCATAACCTTGAGCCTCAAGAGTTGCCACAGATGATGTCTTGGAACCAAACTTCTCGAAGCCGGCAGAAATTTGGTCAATCGAAAGAGACTTAACAAGATGTTCTCCAGCAGCCATAGCCTTATTTACAATATTCTGAAGTGCCGTAATTGCCACAAGTTCCATTGCTGTGAATTTCTGCTGAATGGCGATGACACCGTTTCCAAGGGTATCAAAACTGACATTATTTGCGGCGCGGCTGATGTTCTCAAATCCTTTCGCACCGTCTTTCAGCTGAAGCCCGTTCTCCAGGTTTCGAATGCTCTTGAGGCTCGTCTGGATTCCGCTCTCAAATTCTTTGTTATCAAATTGCATCTCCACGATGCGTTGGTCAACAGATGAACTCATTCTTTCGTTACCTCCTTCCATGCATCGTCTGCAATTTTGTCAAAAATAGGACGGATGGCAGGGTTGATGTAATCTCTCCCCTGCACATATCCGCCATGATTTGTGCCGTGACCGTATTGCAGAATGATGGCAATATTCACACCATTGTTCACATTGGAATTTATCCAAGCAATCTTTGTACCAGAGTTGGTTTTCTCGATTCGATAGTCCCAACTAGCCGCAGTTTTCCCGGTATCAACAGGTGTGGCCGAAGAAAGTGCCTGAACACCCTCTCGACCATACTTGTCAAGATTATTTAGATACTCTTCTTTGACCATCCGTTCCAGAAACTTGGTGGTTTTCTTCAGATTTCCTTTATGCTTAAATACAATCCCGGCCATTTTGAAGTTCCTCAGACATAGCTGGCACTGTAGAGTCCCTGCTCTACGAGACCAAGCGAATTGGCAAGGTTATAGATAGCCATAGCATCTCCGTTGCTCACGGGACCAATCTCGATTTTCTGCATGAGCTTCGTTGGCGTCTGGTCTGTGGCAGAACTGTTCCAATCTTTGATAAGATTGTTCATGTCAACATCGCCACCGGTAGTAATGCCTGTAACCGGAGCTTGTCCATACTGATGAATATGGCGAGGAAGAGTCGTGTTGAATGCCGCCCTCGTGTCAGAAAGCCAACCGATGTAGCCGGAATTCACTAGCCCGGTGTAATCGATGTAGTTGAGCGCAAAGTTCGTGAAGGTGTAAATACCCGGCAAATATCCGCAGGCTCGCACCTTCTCGCAAAACGCTTTTGCGCATTCAGTTTTTACATTCTTGGAAACACCATCGGCGCGTCCGGTATGCTCCTTCGTTCCCCACTCAGAATCGTAGAACAAAGGCAGGCCCTTTCCCCTACCAGCCAACAGATTGCAGGCAAACTCAGCTTCTTCCTTTGCCTCGGTGGTGTTCTTGGCCTGTGTAAAGAAATAGAACCCGGCAAGCTTGTCGTTGTCCAATGCACCGGTAATATTGGCCTCGAAATACGGGTCCACCGCCAAATTACCGGCATCCAGATAGCCACGGTAGCCAATTCGGATGAGGGCCTTGTACGGTACAAGAGCCCAATTGATTTGACCTTGGTATTCGGAAACATCGATAAGCTTTGTACTTTCTTCAACCAGAGTTGGCGCTTCACCGTAGGTGCCGACCTTGTTCTCTGTGCCAGAATAAGCAGTAGGGTCAAGCCCTTTCCCTGTAGAAGTGGCGCGAACCTCAAAGTGAACATGTGCATACGGAGGGTCGGCGAGTGCTGCGTTGCCGGTATTACCCATAACGCCCAGAGCGTCGCCGGATTCGACGACGTCGCCAACCTTAGCCAGCAGCTTACTGCAATGGCAGAAGTACAGATAATTCACGGCATCCGGGGTCTGGTTCGCATCAAGGCGCACACAAATGTAATAACCCCACTCCCATGTCCTGTTGGAATGGTCGGTGACGATGCGGGCCGTAATTACTTTGCCGCGAATCTTTTTACCCTTATAAGTGGGCATATAAAAAGTGGTACCGTCCAGAAGCTCCAGATCGATACCACCGTGCCAAACTGTTCCATTTCCTCGGGTATAGCCATAGCAGGCATACCCATAGCGCACACGGACTCTACCGTTAGCAATTCCAAGTCTCATGTCTTATCTCCCCTTCTAAATTGGAATCTTATGGTTTCTTTTTGCGCGCAGCGTTAAGTCTGCGGTTTCGTTCCATGATTTCACGCCTACTCATCTTTTTAGGCGGAGCATTCTTAATGTTGCAAACCTTGATAAGAGTGATTAGGCGATTCAGGTGCCATTTCTCAAACTCAACCGGAATCTGCAAAGCAATCATCCAGTAGTAAATCAGCTCGGAAGTGATGACCTCACTTTTACTGCCTTTGGATTGCTCTTTTGAAAACCAGGTCGCGGTCATAGGCGCATCAATGTAATCGTTGATTTGTTTAAACAAGGCCGGTGTAATGCCTCTGTATGCCAGAGGGTTCACATTCTTGTTTATAGTCATGCACCGTATATAATCGAGCGATTCTTCAATGGTTTTCGATTCCTCTTGAATAAAAGGTTTATGCCATTTTGATTCCCACTTAGAGAGGGAGACAAGTGAATGCTCGAGTGTCAGATGCTGTTCGGGAACATAGACAAATTCACCGCAACTTTCATCGAAATATTCCTGTTTAGGGATAGTGATCTCAAGCATTCTCTTGCCTCCTAATTCTTAGTTGTTCACATCAGGCTTTTCGACGCCAATAGTGTCTACCGCTTCTTTCGGCAGAACACCATTAACAAACTCAGCTGCCATTTGTGCATTGCTCGCAAGCTCCATGAACAGCTCAGAGTAGGCCTCGGTCTGCTCAAAGGCGTCGCGCAGCTCCTGACTCTTGATGAAACGGCGACCGTCCGCGGACTTCTCGCCGTAAGCTTTCAGGATGAGAGTCTTGAAATACTCGATGATGCGGGATGCATCCTTTTCCTGAACGATCTTTTCCAGAGTCTTGGTAAGGCCACCAACCGTCCCAAGCTGAAGCTCGATAACTTCAGCCTTGTTCAGGTTGAAGTAAAAGTCCTCAGTGCGCTCGTTGCCGTCATAGTCGACATACTTGATGTTTTTCTTAAGCATAAGAGTTTTCTCCTTTCAAATGTCGAAACTCACGCAGGAGGCAGATTTTCTTCGATGGGCTCGCCATCAGAAGACAGGACCGCAGACCATCTACTGTCCAAAATCTGTCCTGCGTTTAAGAGTTTTTTAAGGTTGCGAACACCTCGTCCGGCATGGGCAGGCGGGCCTCGACAGCATCCTTACCAAACAGAATATCCTCCAGAGCGGCAAGCTTGGACTTGTCGGTGACCTTGGTGGAATCGATGGTGATGCAAGAGGTGGGCTTCATACCCTCGACCACGACGGGGTTGGTGGTGATCTCCCAAGAGAAGCTCACAGCATCGGGGCTATCATTGATAGTCTGATGCTGCTCCTCGGAGGGAGAAGCGGTGCAGCCGTAGACCAGATGCAGCTTGTAACTGTCGTCCTTTGCGCTGGCAGTGTCATTGCCGATCTCGGTGCGGTAAACAAAGCCAAAAGGCTGGCGGCTCTGCTGGCCGACATACACGCCGTCCAGAGCAGCGGCGGAGCCATCACAGGCCTCGAACTCCTCGGGATACTGGTAAGCCTCAATGGTGAGGCCCAGCTGCTCGGCGCTGCGCAGAGAAGCATACTTGATATTATCCGCATACAGGGCGGTCTCCTCAGCGCCGGACGGAGACTCCGTGACACTGGTCAGACCATTCCAGGCAACGCCCTTGGGGTATTTACCGGTTTCGTTCTGGGGATACAGAACGCCATGATTTACGCCGGTCTCGTACTTGCGAGTACCGGTCTCGTCCCAAACCAACTTAGACATGGTGGTTTCCTCCTTAGTAATAAATGTTGAAAACGAAATGGTTTAAGTTATCAGCCTTGTAAGTCCTATCGAACAAACAAAGAGGCCACTGCGCGATAATGTCCGGATAAGAACTGTCCGGATTTTTATCGATCACAGTGACCTGATAACGCTTTCGCTGCATGTACGGTTTGTTGTCAGCAAATTTGGTATCCGCTGTTTCAAGCGTATAGACGATGCACGGATACTGCAACTTGGTAGGCGGCTGATAATAGCAACGGCACTCCGGCCCTGTATCCGGGCATCCGATAACTTCGCACAGTGCATGGTGCAGGTCAAGTCTGGTTCCCACCGTTGTATTCACCTCCAAGTGTCAGCACAAGTCTCGGGTATTGAACTTCAACATCCGTGACTTTCCATTTCACGCCCATGTATTCTGCATACCGCATTGTATGGAAATTTGCCGTTGCATAAGGGTCGGCAAGGATGCTGATTTGATTGGAGATGTTTACTCCATCGTTCAGATACTCCCTCCCCTGAAGACGTCGAGTATTCCGAGTCAACTCACCGTAATAGTTGCGCTCCTCAATCTCGTCCTCTACCCAAACACCGGGAGCAGATTCGGCTGTCACACAGAAACCGATTTTTCCATAGTATTTAGCCATGACAAATCTCCATTTTGATTAGTTAGGACTAACCTGTGCTTAAGCAGCGACGCTGTGGCCGTTCGTTTCGGCCTGAGTGCTCACAGTCTCCATAGTCTCAAAGACGATAGCAGACTTGGGCACGGTCAGAGCGCCGGAGCAGCGGGTCTCGATCAGGTACTTGTACTGGTTGTAGTCGATGTCGAAGTCGTCAAAGAGCGCCACAGCACCGCCCTTATCAGCACCGACAGTGTAGTCGGCCAGGTTGACGATGATGCCCTGAAGGGTGTAGACGTCCTTCTTCTGCGTCTCGGAATGCTCGACCTCGCGCTTCTGGTTTTCGAACAGAGGGCTGGTAACGATGCGGGAAACACGCATGGCGGTGGCCAGTTCATCGACACTCTTGTAAATGCGGCGGCCGTTCTTGTCCTTCAGGAGCAGCATCTCGGCCAGAACATCCTCGGTGGTGAAGAACGCGGGGTTGCCGGAGCCACGGTACTCCTTGCGGGCACGGATGGCATCGTCCATGATGTTGTTGACCAGATCGGCGTCGCTGCTGCCCTTCTCAATCTGGCGATTGATGGTGAACAGCTTGTCGTCAGTCCAGATAGGACGGATGTGCTCGGTGCTGATCTTGGAATCATCGGCAGGAGAACGGCCATCGCCCACCATGATGGCACGAGCGATTTCCTCATTCAGCTTACCGCGCATCTCGCCCTTGACCCAGGCAACAACATCGAAATCGGTGATGTCGATGATGTCGTCACGGTCAAACTTCTGCTTCTTGTACACGGTCTGGGGGTCGGTGGTACGCTTCAGCAGGGTGAAGACCTCCTCGATCTTCTTCTTGCCCTTCGTGTAGCCTCGTGCACGGGCCTCATCGGCAGTAATGTCGGCAAAGCTGGTCTTGACGCGGCTGAACGGAACATGCTTGACACCGGCCATGATGATGCCGACGGCAGTCTGGTCACGGTCAATGAACTTCGGCGGCGTGTTCAGCTCGTGGTACTCAGGGAACAGCTTGCCGATGTCCTTGATACCGTAATCACCGGCGGAATGCTCCAGGTAATCCTCGGTGGCCTCCTTCAGGGTCAGACGACCCTTTTTGGCATCATCGATGATAGTGGCCATAGCGTCGTGGCTCAGAACGTCCTCGGTCTGGGTAGGGGCATTCTGGTCGAAAACATTGTGCTTAATCATTTCGGGTTCCTCCTCATTGTTTTTGTCGGGTTCAACATCTTCGGATTCAGAGTCCATTGCAGCCCCAATCAGGGCGTACATAACGTTTCTCTGTTCCTCGGTCATGCTGTTGACAACGTCTTTTACGGTTTTCTCGCTTTCAGACGCAGTTTTTTTGATCTCAGTAGGCTTATTTTCATCAGCCATCTTGGGCTCCTCCTTTTCTTCAGCGGAATGTTCAAGGACATCCTCGAACTCGCCGCTGTCGTAATCGATAGAATCGAGGTCACTGTAAATAACCCCAATATCTGTTTCCTCTGCGCCGTGAGCCATAATTTCCTCGATATGAGCACCCGGATTGGAACCGGCCAGAACCAGGCTTAGCTCTCTGATAATTCCATGGGATACATGCCCACGGGAGCGATCACCGGAATAGCGCAGACTATCCGCCCAAATGCTGAACGAGTTAATGTCATGATTCTTCACAACGGTTTTAGCCATCTGGCCTTTCTCCGTATCGTTGAATGTGACATACGCTCGCAGACCCTCAGGGCAGGATTTCAGCAGAGCATGGCCCAGCACATTGTCGATAGAATTGTGCTGGTGCATCCATACCACGGGAACTTCGGTGCCATCCTGGTCCTTAAAGGCCCCCGGCATAATCGTTCGACCATCGCCGCACAGTACACCGTATTTGGTGGCCATACCGGCGCAGTCGTAACTATGTTTCGCCATTTTGATTTTCCTCCTTATTAGATTTTTGTGTACCGAATCGAGCGGCAACCTCGTCCTTACTTGCACTGATGTTCGGATTGCTCAGAATGTCAGAGTTCGGGTCATTATTCGGCTTGAAGCCAACAATCTGACGCAATTCGTTAGAGGTAAGGATTTCGTTTCGACGCAGCTTATCCGCAATGTCTGCAATCTGCGAAACAGGCACAAGTTTGAACGGTTCGCTGAAGTAAACAATCGACTGCCCGCGCCCTCGCGCATTTGGGGAGATGAACTTTCGTTTCATTTCATCCACAATCGCCGAAACAATGGCGCCTACAACACGGTTGTTGTAATTCAACATCGCTTTGTCGTCGGCTGTGCCGTTCAGAATTTCTTGTGTCATACCGAGCTGCCCCCAGAAAACCTCTTGCAGATACTCGACCTGTTTCATGAGATTATTATCAAGACTGCGGTTAAGCTGGGTGATATGCTCGGTACCATCCGTGTAGGCAATACCGTACTTGGAACCGGTAAGCTGCTGTTCGATGTCTCTGCGGCGCCGCTCCGCCTGTTCCTGACGAGCAGGGGTTTTAACGGTGTACGGCAACTGAATGATCAAATCTAGTTTGCCGGAGCTTGTCTGCTCATCGACCACATCCAGCAATGCCAGCTTACGAATAAGTCGCTGCATTGTAGAGTTCGGTTCATTCATGATGGGGTAGAGCGGATTCTCGACCAGCGCGACAGCACTTTTCGGCATCATGATTTGCTCATGCCGGCCATTTCGTTCGTTGTAAAGTTCAATCTTTACATCCGATGGATACCACTCAACCACCTTGCCGACGCGCAGAGAATCGATTTCAAACGCACCCGTCTCAGGGTCCGTAGAAGTCTCAACAGGAACAATGGCAACGTGGCCTTCGTCCAGCATCGTCATCACGCAGTCTTGAATAAAGGCTCGCCCACTCTGGTCGAGGTTGGCTTCCAGAGTTAGACAGCTGTTTAATCCGCCGGGATGTTCCTGTTTGAATCGACCATCGGAATCCAAATCTGCATGAACGATGCGAATGTCCGCACAGTCCATTGCAATACGGGTTATAACGGAAGTAACGATAGTCCGCTCATTACCTCGACTAAACCGTACTCGGTCAGGCCGATAAGAGTAACCGCCACCGTAGTCCCGATAGGACATCGGAGGGTCCCGATTTAGAAAAGCGTTCCATGCATGTTTCAGCCTGGAACCGAAAGTTTGATTTTCATCCATGAGCACACCTCATTCAAAAGCTTCTCTATTGATTTTGTAAGCCACAAAAGCGTCCATCATGGCTGCAACCGCATCGATTTTCTCACTGTAACGCTTCTTCCATAGCTTACGGTTACCATTGGTATCTTCCAGAGTGATGCAATTACCCATGGCAAATGTCATGAGTTCCTCATCAAACAAAAGCATCCGCTCCCCAGCCAGCTTCTTCAGCTCGCCCAAAGGAACGGATTCTGTTCTTGCACCCTGTATAACTTTTTCGATTCCGAACGGCCCATTTTCGGTAGCCCAGCGTTCTACGAACTCTTTGGCATTGTACGGGTCATAGCCAAAAGCCGTAACATCGTACTGGCATCTGGTGATATGGTTGTCGAGGTCCTCATAGACCTGCATCATATCCAGGACGGCACCTTCCATAACAATTAAGCTGCCCTCGTTGATGAATTTCTCATATAGTGCTCGTGTAGCGGCAGGAAGTTTCATCAAAGTGAGTGATGTTATGTAGTTTCTGGTCTTGATGCCAAAGCAGCCATTTGTCAACGGAAACATGAATGTAAACGCACAGAAGTCATCGCCCTGACTAAGATCTGCCCCCAGTGCGCATTGCATTTTCCAGTATTCCCGATGTGGGTGACACAAAGTTTCCTCATAGGTGAAGAAGTATGTGTAGCCTTCCATTGGGAGACCGAAACGTTTTGCCAAAATATCATTGCGTGCTGACGGATTTTGTTCGGCACGCTCGACATCCAGCTGATATGTTTCGTAAGTCACAGTCTTTCCTAGATTAGGATTGGCCTTGAGCCACATATCGGGATTTCCAACTTCTTCAACAGAATCAAGTTTGTACCACCAAATCGACACATGGGGATTGATGTACTCGCCCTTAAGAATTTTCATCAATTCCATTTTGATTGTATCGCCACTGCCGTTACGAACTGTACCCTCAGAACTGGTAGCAACAATGATGTAATCGTTGTTATAAGCTCCGCCCTGTTCCTTAGCTGCACCCTGCTCAATAGCACCGATAGGGTCTTCGCGGATATCGCCGGACAGCCATTCGTCAACTGAAGCACAGGCAACACGGAGGCCCTGAAGTTTATCGATGACCATGGGCCGAATCTCAAGGAGTGAGCCGGTCATGAAATTCTCGATGCCCTTTTTGGTAGCAGCAAGTTTGACACGATTTGCTTTGGAACCAGTGGTGTTCTGCAAAGAACCTTCAGTAAGGAACTTGAACAATGGACCTCTGGCCCGCGTAATAGCGGTTCGCAATGGCGACAGAACCTCATCTGCTTGGCGCATTGTAGGGGCAGTTGTGATTTGCAGAGTGGTCAAAGTGTATACGTTGAGATACTGGTTATGCACACAACTGTCATACAAAGATTTAGCAGCCCCTCGTCCGACGATGAGGAACTGCTTATTAACCAATCGTTTCTTGATTCTTTTGTTGACATAGTGGCCACCATGACCATCTGGATTCGGTTCGTATACACTTCTATCGATGAAGTAATACCAACCGAAAATCTGCTCGCCCCACAGTTTGAACGTATCAAGCATATGAAAGTCTGAACCATCTGTAAGGGTTAATTCACCTTCGCAAGCGGCAATCCAGCCTTCCACAGGGTCCGGGTCGTAGTAGATGTTCGGGTCAGCAATCAAATCGTCGACCCGATTCATCTCCATTGCCACTTCTCGGCAAACAGGTATCTCGCCCCTAAGCACGGCCTCTCTAAACTGGCCGTAATACTTGGGAACGGCAGTATTAGAGAGTGCCATAGTTTCTCCTTTATAGATACCATAAAAAGTATTGCCCTTTTTATGCTTTATGGTATAATTTAGTAAAGAGGAGTTGAAAGCATATGAAAGCACCTGAAATCAGTCAAGAGCAAGTAATGAAAGTTCTCGACCAGTGCTACGACATTGCTGTAAAAGGTCTTGCAAAAAGCAAAAATTGCACCGAGCTTGCAAATGAATACTTAGATAGATATTGCAATCAAGGAATTGCTATAAAAACTATGGTAAACAACCAAATTGCAATGTGTACAACTTCTGGATTCTTAACAAGCCTTGGAGGACTAATAACTTTACCCGTTGCATTGCCAGCCAATTTAGCCACTGTATGGTATATGCAAATCAGAATGATTGGGACAATAGCCGTAATGTACGGTTTTGACCCGCTCGATGATTCTGTGCGAACGCTGGTTTATCTGTGCTTAACTGGAACATCAATCTCCAAAATTTGCCGCGATGCAGGCGTACAATTTGGAAATAAACTTACATTAGCCATTGTTAAAAAAATTCCAGGAGCGATGCTCACTAAAATAAATCAGGCGGTTGGTTTCCGCTTTATCACAAAAGCGGGGTCGAAGGGAATCATTAACATAACAAAAATGGTCCCAATCGTCGGAGGGGTCATAGGTGGAGCATTTGATTTCACCGGAACAAAAATAATCGCGGATAAAGCGATTAAAGTTTTTGGGGAGGGCGAACTTGATTAACCCTTCTTTAATTCACGAATAGCTAGTGCAATTGACAATGCGGAACTGGTGATGGCAAGAGCCGAACCGCCGTAGTCCAAAATATTATCGACAATGGCTTGTCCCCTATCGAGCTTATCTGGTTCGTAAGTAATATTTCTGTATTGCTGTTCGAGATTTTTTCGATTTATGGTGCGGCGGAGTTCTTCGTCAGTCATTTCAGAAAGGTCATTTCCAGTTGGTTTCTTTCTGGCATTTTTTATAACTTGATTTAAATTTTTGACTTGATTTGTGATCTGTCTGCTAAAATCCGTTACTTCTTTAGCAGTCTGCAATTTACTCTTTTCTTCAGGATGATTCTTCTTGTACTGAGCTTCGAGTGCATGTCGTTTATTGTCTTTCAAAAGTTCAGAATCGCTCATTTCCTTAACGGATTTTCGTTTTTTCCCTTCGGCAGTCAAAGTACCGTCCTTATTCTGGTATCTACGGACTCCCCACTTCATTCCGAGAATGCCGTGGTGGGCTAAGTAGTCGTCGCCGGAATTTACAGACTCATAATTCCACATTTTTAATCACCTCACACGAATCTCTAAGGTTAGGTCCAGACCTTAGGGGTTTTTATTTGTGTCTATTCCGAATAATTTCTTTGGCCGACAATTCCGAATTCGGATGTTCTTTACGATATTTCTTCACATACGCCAGATTGGATTTTTCGGTCAAAGCGTCAGTCGCCAATTTACTGGCAGCACCGGCACCAATAGCAGCTGCACCGACAGGGGTATAAGTTTTAACCAAATCTTCAGCATACTTTTTATAGATTTCAGCTTTTAGTTGCTTCTCTATTTGCTGCTTGCCAATAGAAGAAATCGAATCAACGGCAGTTTTTGCAGAACCATTGAAGACGATTATCGGATTTCTTGTGTTATAACCGGAATATTTAGAATCGTTAATGTCTTTAATCGCATCATATCCGGCTTTCTTTAGAGCATCATAGAATTTGCTGCTTATGCTTTGCCCTCTTGGGGTATGATCTGCCAAAGCAATATTCACCGCTTCGTAAACGTGATTGTCAATTTTGCCAGCATCGAGACTTTTAAGCGCTTTATCAAATACTTTCTTTTGATTGGGGGATAGCGATGCCTGACTTAACCCCTTCAGCGATTGCCGAACTCCGTCTGCGAATTGGGAATCGTTTTGCATGGTTCGCCTAAGAACATTTACAGCATTCTTAGGAGAAGCAAGCCTTAAGTCATCTCCAAGTTTAATATTGGTTTTGTAGACACCAGATGAAAGCCCGTAGTCGACCTTCTTTTGCAACTGACTCCCATAAAAACCAAGATAGCGATTATTGTCATGTCTCCCGAAAGAAGCATAAAAAGCGTCTGATACACCTCGGTTAGCGTTATTGGACATATTTTGAAGAACAGTTCCCGATTTTATTAAACGGTCAACTGTATTGTCGTAGTGTTTATATCCAACGTATGCAGCCGCAGCAGCCACAGTCATACCTGCAACTATGGCTATGGTTTTCTCAGTTCTGACTCGCTTATATGCAGCGAGTTCCGCCTCTTCTTTGGTTAAACCTTTATCACGATAAGATTGCTCTAACTTGATTTGATGCTTACTCTTCTTTTTCTGATTTTGTAAAGCTACTCTATCTTTTGCATCGTTTAAATCAGTTTTTGCATTTTCAAAACGCTTAGCTGATTTATTCAGTCGATCAGTGGCTTTCCGATTATACAGAAGCCCTGCTGCTGTCTTTTTCATATAGTAGTCTTTCGACTGCTTATATTCCTTTTTAGCAGTATTCAATTCTGAAAATTCAGATTCAGCATTTCCGTATCTTTTCCTCCCGGCAGCCGTAAGGGTTCCATCTTCATTCTGGTACCGACGAATACCCCATTTCATGCCTAAAATTCCATGATGAGCTAAATAGTCATCTCCAGAACTTACAACGACATAGTTCCACATATGTTATACCTCCGATTCAGCCGCATGGGTAAGACGCCACTCAATTTCAGCAATCATGTTCTCCATGGATTGAATTGCAGCGGCACTGGCTGGTGGGTCAAAGATCAGCTTAGTCTTTAAGTAGACATAGTCCTTGGCACTATCCAGCTTCGGGTCGTCGCCAAGAAAATCTGTCCACGTTGCAGTAGCATCGTGTATACGGAAACCAGCCGCCGGGCCCACTCCGAACTGACAGAGGAATGACAATGCGGTGTTAATGTGAATCATGACATCGATATCGAAGGTAGTATCATCTTCGTGTATACCAATTAGTTTTTTCGTAGATGTAAGTATACTGTCCATAAGTCCTCCTTATCGCCAAGGGCAAGTATCGTTAGGCTTTCGGACAGTAGGCCCTTGATTTAAAAGGTTAGAATCACCGTAGTGGATAGCCATATGTGTGTTGTGCACAGTGGTAATCACATACTCCGGATTCATAAGAAGGTCTGTCCGATTCAGAAGATCTTCTTTGGCAATGGGGTTGAGGTGATGAATAATGACTTTCGGTGCAATATATCTACCGTCTTTCCAATACCCATTTATCTCATACCCTTCAACGCCAAGGTCACATCCTCCATCGCGAACGATAATCTTATCCCGGAACTTTCGCCACTCGTATGAGTTGTAAAATATCTGATTCAGATACCGGTCAAATCCAAAAGTATCTGCCCCAACCTCGCCATCCAACCGCAAATACTCATACCGTTCAAGATAGGTGGAATATCTGCATAGTTCAGTGTAAGTCCTAAGCATCGTCACTGCCCTGCCCGCTGTATCTGCGCATGGCATCCAAGGCTTCCTTGTAAAGCTCTTCGGCGTGAGCCTGAGACTTCAAGTTTTCGGTCTTGGCTTGCAACAATTCGATTTGTTTACTCAAGGCTTCCTTCTCCATACGCGCTTTTGTTGTTGCCAGCTTCAGAAAGTGGGTAGTTTCCTGCGAGGATGCAGTTCCTTCAAGCATTCGCTTCTCCACAAGGTCCATAGCCAGCGCAATCATCTGGTTCTCGCGTGCTTCCGGCGTAAGAGCCGGGCGAACAGAACGCTTCTTGCCAGAATTGATTGGGTCCTTCGCTCTTTTCAATCCCTTTCGGCTCCTTTCGGTACAGTTTCTCCGGCTTTTTGCAGAGGTCCGTAGGCATAGCCGGACCTTGAAAGGAGAATCGAAAAGGAGGTAATGACGCTGTACATCGTCAAAGTCACCTACAGACCCCTGCAAAAAGCCGGAGGAAATATCACAGAATCACAATTCAAGGTGGGAGAGCCTTAAACTGTTTTTCTAAAAATCTCCCCCGGAGAAATATCAAAG